CTAACGGCATTATTTTCCTCTCACACTCTTTTAATTTAAAGCTACTTACGAGGTTTACGAGCGCACCATGGTCGTTTTGCATAACTGAATATTGCGGATACCAATTGAACTTCTATGTCTCCGTTAAGAGATTTTACTCCAATTGGAATTCGCTGATTAGTCATTATAAGCAACCATACGTACCTAGTCTTCATCCGGTTCAGTGGTAAGTATCCATGGTCCAAATTGGACACTCCAACCATAGGAGCTTCTAGAAATACCAAATCCCCAAATGCCTTTATACGTTCTATATGTTCTAATCTTGATCATAGAAAGGTTGCCCCATCCATTCATTGCCGGCCGCATCTATGTGCGTCTTACCTCTGTGATCCATGTCTAGAACACAGTGGTTACCTTCAAGCCTAGGATGTGGCATTCCACACTTTTCTACTTCTCTTTCGCCGAAGTAGTCAAAGAAATCATCTAGTAGTGGTCTGCTGTCCATTTTTCACCTTTCCATGGTATTCTGGGCACGTTCGTTTGTGCTTGATAATACCATCTTTATCTGCTTTTTCGTAACAAATAATACATCTCATGAAATCTCCAATTTCGATCTAATGAGCATTTCCATGAAATAGAACCAGCGCAGCATAAGTATAATCACTGTGCCTAAAGCTTCCATATAAAGTAATGCTAGTACCATGTTATTTTGTCTCCTATTTTAGTTGTGCAACACCACAGATGTCTCTAGTACATCTATGATGCAATACAACTAACTAGCCTTACGTTGCTCCAATGGTGGCCAAATTGCACCAGGATGGACCGGACAGCCGGCATCATGCATAACTGAGCATGGACTACCGAAATTGTGGTCAAATCCCAATTCGTGACCAACTTCATGATTAACCACCATGATTGTCCAATCAATTCCTTGCGCCATTTTATTTTTGTTTATGTTTACATAGCGTCCGTCATAAGTGGCGCACGAAACACGGTCATTTTCTGCTTCTGTGGGATATGGTTTACCACATAGCTCAGCAACATTAGTTTCATTAATTTCTCGAACAATAAAATCTGGACTAGTACCCGGCTTAGCTTGATGAATTCCAGCCCATGACCTATCATCGTTCAAAATACAATAAACTTGATCTTCAAAATCAGAAGGACCGAGCGCAATATAACTCAGTCCCCAATTGTTTTTATTAGTACCAGGGTGTGTTTTACTACATGCAGAATTCTCCGCAATCACTGGTGCGGCTACTGTTTTCATAGGACCACAGGCAGTAAGTAGAAAAAGCACACAACCTAGTAAAATTCTAAGTTTCATTCCAAAACTTTTCCAATTCTACTGGATCAATGGCAAGCTTCACCATTAAATCATGTTTCAAAGTAGCACGCCTAATCTCAATTTCATCTTCAAAATTTAGCTTAGCGCGCCTTATGTACAATCGTTGGATGTCCTTAATGTCAATTTTCACTTTGGTTTCCTTAATATAGTTAATTGTACAACACAGTACTCAGTTACCTGAGTACCATGCAATGCAATTAACTACCAATGGATTTGCGAGTTGTTCCACCTACGCGAGTCTGACCGATGTCAGCGTTTCTACCAGCAGTAGAACCAGCCGCGTAAGCGCCAGCATGAGTAGCATAACTCTGACCAATTTTACTTGTTCTCGGGTATGCCTCGCGGAACATGTTACGTACCGCAACAGACTTCTCCATTAGTACAATATCCATCCCGCTGGATTCAGTCCGTACTTCATTCTGAGCGCGCGTGTACGCATCACGTACCCGCTGTGAAACAGTAGCCGCATAACCAGCAATCCAGGAGTGATTAAACGTCTTGCCGTGCACTCCCTTTGGCTTTACTGCACTAGCTAGCCCGTTGTTCATCTGAATGATCAACGAACCATAGAGCATAAATACTCTCTCCTGATCATTCTCGAATCCGAATACACGAACGCGAGTGTGATCATCGATAACAATACTTTCACAACCAAAAGCCTTACCAATGTGGTAAAGAATTTTAGCCTTAGCCAATGCATAGGGTGCTGGAATCCGATAGGACAGATCCACCAACTTATAAGTTGGCTTTGCTTGTCCAGCTTCTAGCATGGCTTCTTCGATGCCATGCTTAGCCATCAGGAACGTAATCTTATCTACGATAGCGTTACGCTCATCTAGCGAAGTTGCCGGATCCTCTGCCTTAGCCATCAGCTTAAGGATAATATCTTTCCAATTCTTTTCCATTTTTATCCTTTGTTAGTATTTTATCCATTTTTAGTAGTGCAACACCACGCTGGTTTTCACCAGCATGATGCAACGCTACTAAATCTCGATCTCTATAATGCCTTCTAGCGCATCTTCAGCATCATTTAGTGCTTTTTTGCGGTCGATCAATTCCTCACCCAAATCTGGGTTTGCAATGACCCAGCGCACATGAGCCTCAAACTTATCAAAGTCGCTAGTCACACAATAGAAAATACTCTGAGCTTGTTCTTCAGTCAAGCCAAGAGTTGCCATTGCTGCATCTTCGAAAGAATATGCGTCACTGCCGTCAGGCATTAGTGGCCTATAACCACCATGAGCACGATCATTCACTTTGATTCGATTAGTAAGAAACTGGGCAGTACCAGCAAAGCAAAACGTTGACTTGCAAAGATCAACATTACCATCATTCCCATATTCTGGGATTACAAACAAGTTTTGATCCCACTGGTTACGATGTGCACGAATCCAGTCAAGCGTCTGCTCTACCAATTCCAAATTTACCATTACTTATCCTTTGTTAGTTTTATTCCATTCCAATTTAATCGTGCAACACACTGTCTGTGGCAAATCCCACAGGCAGCATGCAACGCGACTAACCTGATACCTTCGCGTTAATTGCAGTATTCACCAATTCTTCAACTTCATCTTTTGGAAGATTCAGTCTTGTCATTAGGTCTTCAATCATGTTATCATGCCATGTCCAGACCATAATGTTGAAGTGGCGAACCTCAGTTTCTACAATGTTGTCAATTTCTTCTGGTGTTAGTTGTTTCTTTGTTGCCATTTTACCTCTTTTTTGTTATGAAAACACATAATTCCATAGCAACTGCAAAAAGAAGTATTCCTGCAATTGTCCAAATTATTCCCATTTTGCTTTGTTCTGAGAAATATGTGTTCCACGAGATTTAAGCATCATTTCCAAGTTATCTACTCGGATCTGTGCCTGCTCCCATTCACGATCACGTCTAACGTCTTCATATTCCATCGCGTCGCCACCAGTAATGCATTTCGTGCAATACTTAGGTGGTCGACCACGTCGAGACGGAATCATGAAGATTTCATTACATGCATTGCAGAATAAGCTCATTAGCTTTTCTGGAACTTCAACTGTTGTCATTTTTGTCCTTTTGTTATAGTTGATAGTTCAACACCACAGTAGTGCGAGACTACTATGATGCAAAGCTATCAATCCAGCGTTACACCAGTAATTCTAGATTTTAGTGTTCTTATTACTTTTTTAACTTGTGGCATCAAGCATCCCAAGATGGTTCATTGTTAACTTTTGAACAACGCTCTACGAAACCCTGAAAACCTAGTTCTACCCAATCATGCTCTTCTAATGGAAGACCACAAACCTCACACACTCTAGAGTTTACTAGGTAGTACTTAATAAACTCTTGATCTATGAACAATAGACCATTTAGCTTTTTCTTCTGTATTCCTACTCCTACGGTTGCCATTAGTGCAAGCCTCGCATTTGTGAGGTACCGCAGTCGTGACAGACTCGCAGCATAACAGGTGCATTATCCTGCCGATGGTCAAACTCAGTGGCTTGTGGCACGCCAACCGTTACGGTGCGCCGATGCCAGCGTGACCAACGATGACCTAGACAAATTCCAAATATTCTCATTTTCTGTGTCCTTTTTGTCTAGAAATTTCTGCAAATTTCCGTTTTAAGTTAGATGTGCATATCGTCACGCATCGGTGGATGTGTAACAATAAACTCCGCTAACTTCTACATACATGGTACATCTTTTTTAATCTGGGTGCAAGGGGTACCACACTACCGGGTTATTTATTTCGTTGCCCAGCGTGGCGTACAGCCCGGCTAGCTGACCCGTCCAGGTCGGCTAGCTCGGCTGCGCGTCAAGATCAAATTACCTGAAAATCTGTACATTTCCAGTCATTAGGTAAGTTATTGTTATCATTGTTAAGTGAGAGCATTCTATCCAATTCCTTGAATTTAATGGCAATCAGGTACATAGTTTTCATAAACTCACCTTCCGCCAAAGTCTGCTCCATTACACCCAGAAAGGTCCGGATTTCTTGGAGTAGTTGCTCCGTCGGTTGTTCATTTGTTCCATCCATATTTTCATTTCCTTTTCCATTAAAATGTGTGCGTTATACAGATCTTGAATCGTGCCACGAGCAGAAGCACCACAGGAGCAGGTCAATACGGAAATCGCCCGCCAAAGACCTACTTTGTGATACATTACTTGATGTGGCAAACCGGCAATTAGCCAATTACTTGGCAATTGCAAGTTATGTGGTTGTGGTACATTCAATTATTCTCCCTATTCAAGTTTCTATTAGGTGAATAACACCACGCTGGCACTTGTCCAGCATGATGCAAAACACCTACATTTTCTTATCCTTTTCAATTTCTCGCAGACAATTCAAGCAAGTAACTTCTTCAAGATTCTGAGAATAACTCTTAGGTCGGTACCTATTCCAGCCGTGCAGAGACTTCCCACAGGCAGTAATCTGATTCAACCCAAAAGATATATCGTAGTGTGTTTTAGATTTGGTTGCCATCTTCATCACTTCGCTTTAGAACGTCTTCTTTGATAGGAATACCTGCTGCTTCAGCAGCACTACGTCGATGATAACCTACTTCATAATTATCATCTTCCAACCTAACGATTCTAGTACCAGGAATCTGGTACTTTACCTTAGGTGGTTGCACGCTTTCTACTGTGATGCTCTCACCAAAGTTATGGTCTTCTATCATACTTACTTCGTCCGTGAAAATTTCCAATTTTTCTTCATAATCACGGTTACGCTCGAATTCGGCTGCTTCCTGTGGGGTTTTGCAACCCGGGTAAGTTTTCGAATTAAATGGTACACGATGCTCAACCGTAACTGTCTGACGAATTACAATAACATACTCGTTTTCAGTAGTCATCGCTCTCGCTCTCTCGGTCGTCGCTCCATATAATATAGTTATATGGAAGGACTAGCGCACGCCAGTTAAAAGGATAATCTATATATGTGGTAGACAACGAGGCCCACCAAATTAGATTGGTAGTTACGTAAGCAACCACAAAAGTAGCAAAAAGTATGGCAAAAATAATACCAAGCATTTACTTACCTTTCAAATTGACCAAAATTTTCAATTAGTTGTGCAACACAATACTCGTCTGAAAAAGACGAGTATCATGCAACGCAACTAAATTTAATTCTTACTGTTGTCGTCGGCTCTTTGACAGAAACACCACAGGATCAGCCTTGCACTTGCCGGACTGATTAGCTACAGCCCGTGCATATGCCTCATCCTGCAACTTGCGTCGATGATCCCGCATTGCCCGTTTTCCCTGTGGTCCGCTAAATACACTCATATTTTCTCTTTTCTGGTTCCGACTCAATTTAAAAGTGTCAATTTTTGAGGACTTTATTTGTCAACACAAATAGCAGAAGACAGTTACTGGCGAGTAACTGTCTTCTGCTATCATAAAGTGGCTACGGTAGGAATCGAACCTACTAACCCCGGACCGTAACTATTTTTACATAATTACGGTAGCCCGGCCCGCACGTTCGGAGGGTCTATTTAGATACGTCCTAATAGTGCTATATCCAGGGATAGCCTAGAATGGCAGTTGATTTCGGACAATCTGCCAATGTCCTATGTTTTTGTTGCTTTTACCGAATTGTCCATATTATTCCTTACCTTTCGGGTTGGATGGACATAGCACGGTATGTCCCTTTCGGGACATACCGCACTAAATCAACCCAACTTACTCGTTGTCGTCTTCATTGTCCGCTTCGACCGGCTTGCCGGACTTCTTAGCCTTAGCTGCCTTTTCAGCTTCCTTGGCTGCCATGTCCGCATTGAACCGATCCGTTGCTTCCTGAATAGTCGTCGAAACCTGATCAACGTCTACGCTCTGCTCCTTAAGGAATCCCTGGTACTTCTCGATCAGCTTAGTAGTCTGTTCCTTACGACCAGTCCATAGCGCAAGCCGGGAACTAGTGTAAAGATCCTTGTACACCGCTGCGCCGAGAAGCGACAGGTTATCCTCTGCGGTGCGCGAGCTAGCGCGCTGGGCACCGGTACCACGAGTAGACAAGCGCTCCTTACGGTTAGTCCACCATTCGGTAGCCTCATCACGCTTGATGTAAACTCGCGGTTCAGCATCATCCGGACCCTTCACAAGAATGTGCGGGATCCGCTCACGCTGAGCCTTGACAGTCTGGTAAACAGACTGCGGAACGACATAGTCATTCGCGTCAAGGTCCAGACCAGCGGTGATCTTAGCCTTCATTAGGGCCTGAGTCATGTGTGCAGCGAATTCAGTAACCGACATGGCGCCGTCCGGAACCTCTGCAACAGTCTCCACAGGAGCATCAACAGTAGCGTCGCCGCTTCCGTCGGTTGCTGAATCCTGCGAATCACCACTAGTAGCTTCGGTGACGTTTTCGGTAGAAGTGTCGTCGGTTGCGGTAGAAGTGCCCGCAGTCTCGATACCCGCGAAAATGTCAACGTCAGTGTTACTCTGGGTCATTTTGTTGCCTCTCTTGTTTTGTGTGGATCTTGTTTTTTCTTTGGATCTTGAGCAGAGTGATCGTCCAGTTTTGAATGACCTGCTCTCTGCCTTACATGGTCCATTCTACCATGTAAGGCAGGCAACATGCCAGTCTATTTTAGCTGTTTCCCAAGATTTTTTAGGTTAGAAGACTAGAACAGGTGTCCTAGTCGGGTTAGGTGGTCTATGACCTTGATGCCCGGTTTAGCCGGAAAAATGATGTGTTTGGGTCGCCCGATGTTGCCATCACGGTAGGCACCCAAATTAATCAAACCATACTTAAATAAATAGTTTAGGTCGGTTCGGGCTTTTTGTCTCAAAAGTGCAGTTGGTACAAATCCTTTCAATACCTGCATTCCTGGTACATGTGAGACATTTAGCATTACAATGTTGAAGTCTTTATCCGGTTCTGCTACTTTTGCCCGAAAATCACTTAAACGTTGGGCACGCGGCACTAATGCATCTTGTTCACGTTGTGCTTTTTGTTCATTTTGTTCCTTTTGTTCCTTTTCTTGTGCTGTGTCACTTGTGTCATATATTGGTGCTTTACCTTCTCTTACGCGGTTTTCGGCTGCATTTATGGCTTTTAGAATTACTTGCAGCATTTTGAGTGATCTGATTGGAATAGTTGCTTTTACGAAGAAATCATCGGCGTCGTCCCAAGTGTTAGGATTGTATGCGATATCGTGCCCTGCGCGATCATTTATCTCTCTTATTACGTCTATGGCCTGTTCTGCCTTGATTAGGCCATTGTTTACTAATTGTCCGGTTACTGTGCATAACGGTGGATCATAGTATTTGCTGCCGGCTAGGCAGCTTCTGTCGTGCATTTCCATTAAGTCTTGATTGTTCGAAAGTATCTTTTCGTAACTTACCTGTGGATCTGTGATGTTTAGTGTGTTGTCGTCCGATTTGGCCTGTTGGGCTAGTTTTAGGTCATAATAGCGTGATTCTAGCCATACGGCTAGCTCTAGGCTCATGTCGCCTAAGTGGTCCGCATATTCTCCGCCTTGTCCTATCTTATGGGCGAAAAAGATGGTATCTCCGAGATTTACGATAGCCATTCCGTTACCTTACTCGTGATCTTATTGATAGACATGGGTCGATAGTACATATGTGCTATAAATCCAGGACAGTCAATATGATTACTGAGCGTTAGTGTGGATCTTGAAAATTGTTACGGAGAGTATTGGTAATTAACGCGCACATACGTGCTAAAAAAATCTTTTGACGTGTCAACCGATGGCGCTTAAGGCTCTCGAATCGGACAGAAAACATCCGATCCCGATGCCGTAACCGACCCTAAGTGTACATCTGAAACGCGCCGACACGGTCACGGTTAGGTTGCAGTGCAGTTAAATAAAATATGAAATATGTTTTGTGATTTAGTGGTGGGTGGTTGGGGTATGAACAAATGCTTTTTTACATATAGGGTCGATTAAGGTTTGCAAAAAGATTGCTTTAAAAACAAATGAAATATTTCAGAAGAAACAAATATCCGGTTTGGAAGGATTATTCGGGAATTTCTTGCCAGGCATTCCGGGCCTTTTGACAACCTTAGAAAATAGGTATGATGTTCGTTGGTATATGAAAATTGGCATCGTATACGAGAGCAGATTGTGTGAAATGGGTTGATTGGGTGGGTTTGTCCAGGAAAATCGGACATGTCCGTTTTGGTAGGGTGTCGCGTTTGGAATGGGTAGGTGGTAAGGTCCTTCATTAGGTTCTTTACGGCAACTTGCCCAACTAATGCCCATCGTGCCCCACTATGCCCCCATATGTCCGTTTTGAAAAAATCTTGCGGGCTGTTTGTCCGACTGGATGGGAATTGTCCAATTTTTGAGGAGTTGGGTTGGTATGCCCAAATATGTCCGAATTATGACGACCATTCAAGATCATCTATGATCGATGATCTTGAATGATCGTTACAATTCGGCTTTGTGAGGTTCTAGGATGCTTTGTCCTGATTGTCCGATTTGCTGAGTTCACCCCATATGAAGTTATATCCAGCCAATCGGGTGGATGTGGACGGACCTGTCCTAGAAAGTCGGGCTTCGGTAGCTTCGTCCGCTATCTGGCAGTCTGTACCTTTCCGGTAGATAAGTCCGACTGCGTTGGGTTTGCGAATTCCACCCTGCTTTGGGCCGAATGGGTGCTTTGTCCGTTTTCCCTTCTTTTTGGTGGTATAAGGCATTGGAGGTAGATTGGGTGAATTGTCTTCAATGTCCATTTCGTCTCCGTTGTCTTAGTTGATCTTGGTAGCTTGCGCGGCTCACCTGTGGTGGGTGGCTCACGCGGCCCGCTGTACGGGCGTCTGAGCGCTGTTGATCATGTTGCGGGTACCCTGACCAGGGTCCGCTTAGTTGATCATGTCCTAGACGCTCACAGCCAAGATCCGTACATGCGTGCGGATCATGACTGAAACCGACTAGCTGTAAAATCCTGAAATTCGGGTCATTAACCTGATTTTACTTTGATGTCCAGATGTGCTAGAACTGTACTTAACATCTGGAATGACCCATTCTGTCCCATTATACCATGCAATAGGCGTTTGGTACGAGTAGATCGTATAGACCACATTTGTCGCCTTTAGCTGATCTACTAGGAATGATGGCAAACGTCCGTATTGATACGGTTTGCACTGAGTGCCCCGTACATTACCAATATCGAACGCTTTGAAGTGATCGATACCAGCTTGCATGGTTTTGAGGGTAGTTCTGCCGTAAAGTGCCATTTTGTACTCCTAAATGTTGGTTTAGGTGGATTTAGTGCAAAACGGAGCAGATGTCCGTTTTGCACTAAATCCATCTAACGTGGCGAGTCGTACGTATCGAACGACCAACCCCATTTGTCCATTTGTTCGTACTTTGCGTGTGTCCAGTTGATTATGGTAGTAACGTCATCGCTTGTGTCAATTAGGAAAAAATGGCCGGTTGGTGTTACAATGGCAATTTTGTTCATTTCCGTCTTGACTAGAACGATTGTCCCGTTGTCGGTGGTTGCTACCGCTTCATACCTGTTTGTCACCTTAGTCTCCTAAAGTAGTGAATTAGGTGGACATGCGGCAAAACGGCGCAATGTCCGTTTTGCCTGATCTCTACCTAATTTCCATATGAAGGCATTTCGCCCCACGTGTCCTGAAGTGAAGGAGAATCGTAGTGAAAGTCGTCTATGTCCTCAAAGTACGATTCGTCCTCTGAGTCCCAATCGCCTTGAATGGTGTATTTGTCTTCATAGTCCGATTCGAGAAAATCGTCCTCGTTCATGAAGTATGCTACTCCTATCATGGTTTGATCTGAAATGTCCGTTTCATCCGGTAGTAACATTTTTATTCCTTTTGTTTGGATTTAGGTGGACATGGAGTGATTGGGATGATAACATCCCAATCAAACCAAATCTACCTAATCGTCATCAATGAGACGGTTTGTCTTTTTCGTACAGCTTTGTGCTGTCAAAGCACAATTCGTCCTTTTCGTGCTGTCCATCACACATGGGACATGTGAGGCTATTGTACCTTTCTTCCTCATAATCCCGTTCCTGGTCATTGTCCACTGTTTGTCCCCTTCATTACGATCCTGCCCTTCCCTCCCCTTATGACACAATCTAGGTACAATTGCGCCAAATCGTCCGATTGAACGGCTTTTGCCCAATTTTTGAGGAATCTATTAATCCTCTTGATTTGAGCAGGTCTGAGGGTAATGCGGTAGTTTCGCATGACTTGTCCTTATTTGGTTGGGGTTATCCACTTTTAGGTGGATATGAACCAGGATGTCCCTTTTGAGACATCCTGGAACATAAGCACCTAATTAGGCGACATCTGCCATTTCGTCCACGATTGCCGGCCCTATGAAGGTTGGTACGGGTTTGGTGCTAGTTGTCCGCTTTGCGGGAACTTTCGGCTTTGTGCTTTTTGCCGCTACTGTGGCCTTTGCCGGAGTTGTCCGTTTTGCCGGTGCTGTCTGCTTTGTGGTGATCTTGGCGGTTGTCACCTTTTCGATCAATATGCCCGCTGCGAGCAACATTGGGGCATCTGTGATAAACACGTAGATTACCGCAGTTGTCCAATGTTGTCCGTTTCGTGACACAAAGTCTACAATGTGCCAACCTGACCCATACATGGCGAATGCGCAGATTAGACCAAATCCGCCGTATATGACCGTTTTCATCCACTTAGTCCTAGGCGAAAAGTAACTAATCAGATGAGACGATAGAAAAGCCACAACTGGTGGCAAAGCCGACACAACGATCGAATCCCGGTAAAGTGCACCAGAACGGACATTTGCATAAAGTGAAAATGTCCCACAAATGGCCAATGTCGCGGTTGCCCACAACTTCCCCTTTTGTGCCTTCGTGCGTGGAATGGACGGAATGCCCATTTTAGGCCCCTTTCGCTAGGGAAAGCACGGAATAGGCACAATGTCCTATTCCGCACTTTTTCTAGCGAAAGTGCCAAGTATGTACCGATAGAGATGCATATGCCCCTAATTGTGGGCCTGCCGGCAATTGTCCGTTCTATCCCACTAGCCGGGCATATGCACCTTTAGCGGTACATACCTCCTATCTGTCACTGTTTAGGTCTCAATGTCCGATTCGCCCGCTTCTACCACTTCTGGAATGTTCCGGGCGACTATGTCCATTATAGCATACCCGATTCGGACATATAGTGCGAATCGGGTATTTTAAACTGTCGGGTAGCTGACAGTCGACAATATCCGCATATGTCAGGTTATGTGAAGGTATGACCGATTTTGTCCGATTTGTTAGTCTTGCACTACAAAGTACTCAATTTCGCCGATTTCATCGTGAAAGGTCATATCTTCCCATTGGTCCGGATCTTCCGAATAGGCCGGATCGTCCTTTATGACCGAAATGTCGTGCAGAACCTGCACAAAATGGTCATAGCAGGACGAATCCGCATCTACTGCCATCTTCTCGACATTGTCGTACAATTCGGCTACAGCCGCCACAAAAGTGGACGCACTGCCCAAATGCACGTCAATCGGGCCATCCTCGCAAAGGTAATCAGAATACCCGAAACTCCACGAATCCGACATTTCGTCTCCTTTGTATCATTTCGGTCATACCCTCACAAAACCTGACATATCCGGATTTAGACTGCCTTGTCTCTTTTGTCTTATTTAGTCGAGTTGCCCGATTTTGCAAAGATCGCGCACTCTGTACGGTCCTGTCCCATCTGGATCGATTTCGTCATGCTTTGGGCAGATTCGCCACCATTCGACGGTAATGTCCTTTTCGCTCCAATTTGGTGGATTGAGGTTTCCCTCCACATCCGTCACCTTTGTCACGATTCCGACGCATTGTCCGTCTTCGCACTTTTCGCACCCATCGTCGTATTCGTGGTCTTCGCACGGTGCGTCCCACTTTACGATGGTATCGACCTTAATGTCCATTTTGTCTCCTAATGTCCGATTTGGGAGACAAGGCAGTTTAGACCCGGACATGTCTGTCATATCCGGATTTAGGGTGGCATGTCCCTTTTAGGTTAGTTTAGTAACATTGTCCGATGTCCCACAAAGAGTCCGAACTGTACGTTCCGACCGTTGTGAGGCTTTCCAGGTGATATGGGCAGATTTGCACCCATCGCACCTTTACGTCAAATTTGGGCTCATTGTCGATAAAGCCCAGCATTGTCAGACTTAGCACTATTCCGATGCATTGGTCCGTTTCGTCCTCTAAAAAGCAGGTTCTTCCTGTTTCGTGCATTCCGCTACTTTTAGGAGGATTGTACGGTTGGACCAGGGTTCCTACGTTTAGTCCCATTTTGTCTCCTTTTGCGAGACATGCCACCTTAGATCCGGATATGTCCGAATGTAACCGTTTTAGCCCCACATGTCTGGTTTTGCCTGATTTGTTACATCTTGCGAGTAATGACCGGCTCGTCCTCTATGATCTCTACGTCCGTTTCAGCCATTACGTCCTCGATGCCCTGATTGTCGCGAATGTCCTCAGTGAGGTCTTCGTCCGAAATTTCCTTTTCGGGAAATCCGTCCCATCCGTCCATGTAGTCGTTAATTTCCATTTCGTACCGGAACGTGATGGTTCGCTCGATAACAACCTTATCGCCAGGCTTGTACATGTTTGTCTCCTTTGTCCAATTTGGCCAGACATGTGGAGTTAGAACGGTTACATCCGGATATGAGCGCTTACGTCCCTTACTCTCTGGAATATCCAGATTTATGGAGCTATGTCTGGGTTGTCCGTTTTAGTCCTTTGCGACGTATCCGCGCCGAACGCGCAGAATGCTAGTTAATGCCCAGAATGTAGTGGTTTGGTCGTCTTCTGACATTTCGTCCGATTTGACGATTTCGTCCCATACGTCCTGATACGTCCACGTTGACAGCATTCGTGACTGAATGTCCTGAAATACTGCCCTTTGTACCTTTGGGGTGGCTCGCCATAGTTCGGGTAGTTTGTCCATTTTTACCCACTCCTGTGGTGTTTGCCCAGACATAGCCCCATAGACCCGGATATGCCCCCTAGATCCCTCCCCTCCCCATTTGTCTGAATTAGGAGAAAAATCCAGAAATGTCCGACTCATTTTGAAATGTCCAATTTTTGAGGAAGCTTACGCTTACGCTCTCCTATATCGGGTTTTATCCCGATATATCCGGATATGGACTAGTTTGTCCGGATTTAAGTGGATATGTCCGTTTTGTCTAACTATGTACTATTTGCGGTACCATGCCCCATTATGGTAGTCACAGTCCGAAATGTACGAATCTTCCGTTATGGCATGACATACCGGATTTGTCGCTATTGCGACGTCTCGTCCGATTAGGACGGCTATGACCACTAAAAGCACAAATATCATGCTTAGCAACCATTTGACCATTTTTGCTCCTTATGTCCGATTTGTCGGTTTGTGCACCGCGTGGGTAAAACGGACATATCCACATAAACCCGGACAAACTATGACTTACTACCCTTTGTCGGACATGTCCGATTTGGACTAGCTAACCCGAATTGCGCCGCTATGGGTGATTTCTACCGTTGCGTACCATTTGCGGTTTGTGTACGGGTTTGGCCCGGTTACGGAGTATTTGACCCCTTTCTCCATTATGTCCAAAGTGCCAGGAATTGTGGCGTTAAACTCCGATGTGCCGTAAAAATACACGTTTGTCGGATTTGCCGCAATTGCGTCCTTTAGAGCCTTTTTGGTCGGTATGTCCGATTTGTCGGCATTGTACTTTGCGCCCACATTTACGTACATTTGTACTCCTTTGTCCGATTTGTGTAGATTTGTCGGACATGCCCGATAAGGGGTAGTAAGTCTGACATATGCTAGTATAGGAGTGTATGTCCGGTTTGCCTGATTTAGGCTATTTCAACCGAGATGACCGTATCGTCCGCTATGTCCATTGTGTCGGTATAGCCCGAACTGACCGAAATGTCGTTGTTACGGCATTCGTCCAGAATGAGATTTTTGACCGAAATGGACTCTTTGTCCGTTCCGTCCAAAATCTCCGCAATGTCCACTTCGTACGCTATTGTCACGATTCGGGTGATTGTTACCGTTTGTCCGGCTTTGAGCATTACGTCCAAATTGGCCTTATTGCCCTCTTTGTACTCAATGTCCCAAATGTCCATTTTGTCCTCCTTCGTCCGATTTTGGATAAATGGACCGGACATACACCCTTATACTAGCATATGTCATGGTATATCCGGATTTAGGAGCCTATGTCCGTTTTGCACGATCTGTCAGATAAGCGTTAATTCAGTGGCTCTGACCGTTTTGCCCTCTATGGGCATTAGGTCACCTTCGTCATCTATGCGGCTTATGCGGCATAGGGTCGTTATGACCGATTTGCCGTCATTGTCCGCTTCTTCCTGGTATGTCACAGTTGAGAGGATTACGTACTCTTCCTCCCGGTATGTGACGTATGCCCCGATTTGTGGGATTATGACTACCAATGTGCTCATTTGCGAAGGTTGGTAGTTTTCGTCCCATTCGCCGGGAATGTCCAGATTTCCGATGATTTTCTGGTTTTCGTCCTGAATGTACACTACATCCTCCTTTGTCCGATTTTGGCCGGACATAGGCTCTTAGATCCGGATATACCCAGGAAAATCCAGGTTTAGGGTGGCTTGTCCGTTTTGCCCTAGTTAGCTAGGACTCGGGGGATTCGCCCCATCCATGCCGCAAAACCACGAAATGTCATGACATGAGTGGGTTCGTCCGCTATGTCCAGCATGTCCGTTGTCTGCTCGTTTGGGAAGAATGTCTGGTCTGCCTCGTTTGTCTCGTTTACCACGAAATGTCCGATTTGTGGCACTCCGCACACATTGTCATAGTATAGCACCTGATGTACGGAATAACGTGGCTTGTCCATTTTTGTCTCCTTTGTCCGATTTTTCCGAAATGTCGGACAAGCCACCCTAAACCTGGATTTTCCTGATTTAGCTCTTATGTCTCCTTTGTCCGGCATGTCCGTTTTACCCTACTTAGTCGCGTAAATCCTGATTTGACAGGATTCGCACCACATGACCGTTTCGCCGAAAATAGCCCATTCGAGAGCTTCTTCCGGTTTGTCCGGTTTTGCCGGGACCGTCCGATGTGAGCAGTTTGTGCAGTAATCGTACGATTCGGAATACCTTGGCATAGTATGCCCTCCTTTGTCTCGTATGTCCGATTTTTCGGACATGCCGGATAAGGGAGACATAAGCGCTTCTGTCCGGTTTTCGTCACTTTTGAGTTATTAAGTACCGATTTGCACCGCTTCGCCTGTATCCCACCATTTTCCCGACTTGTCGGGATTGTCTAGGATGTCGGTTTCCGCCCGGTCTGGCTCCCTCTAGCCTATCATGTCCAGGTCTGTACCGAAATGTCCGGATTTATGCCCATATAATACCCCAAAAAATTCCGACATTTCCGGACATGTCGGAAATGCCCGAAAAAAATGTCGGCCTTTTCGTGTTAAATCCCCATAAATCGGACAAATCGGACATATCGGGATATAATACCGGTACAAATCGGGGCAAATCGGGCACCCCTTAAAATATGACAAATCCGGACATTTCACCATTTAGTGGTAGACTCGCGGCGAAACGGGCGGACATTTCGGGGCATTCGCGACAAAACGGACAAATTGAATCCTCATATATCCGGATATAGTAGGGCAAATTCGGAGAGTCTAGACTATTCGGACATTTGCCACATATCGGAATGATCAACAGTCCGAAATGTCCTTTTGTAATTAATGATATTTCGTGATATGTCCGATATGTACCAAATGTCTGAATGACAAGAATCCGACCCATGCGCATACGTGCATGTTGATCAAGACAAATTGGGCATATGGTGCATAACGGACACCCTGGGAGGGTCCTGACATATACCCACAAAACGGACATACCACACATATACACACATATGTGTACATATGTGGATAAAACGGACACGGGTGGGGTGATTTATCCACATATGATATGGTATGTACACATATGATACGTTATGTTTCATATGTCCGTTTTGTCCTAGTCTGCCCTAGTTTGTCATGATTTGGAACCCGGACAAAGCCACCCAAAAGCATACAAAACGGACAAAGTTAACTATATTATTTTAAATCATCATAAAATGGACATTCCGGTAGGTCCAACGTAGATCGGTGAAGGTTTTTAGTGTTAGTAAATTTACATGGTAATAATCAAGAAATCAAGATATTAGTCCTGAAAATTTTACGAGGATTATCAGAGGTGTTTGTAAGTTGACAAGATCAAAAAGTTTCTCTTGTCCTCGCTATGGCTAAGGCGTACTCTGAGTTTGGAGTCTATTTGGAGGTGAACGCATGGCGAGCAAAGACCCAGCAGACCGACCGCCGGACAATTCTGGCCCTTGGGATCCGGATACGGCTCTGAGAAATTTAAATGCTGAACTTGCACTAGGTATGGTTAGTTCTCCTGAGGAAATGGCTAGAAAGCTATTTAAGGAGAACTTACCAGTTGCCGTCATGGCAATTTGTCATATGGCAACATATTCAGATACCGAAATGATGCGCTTCCAAGCTGCTAAGTTTGTAGTTGAGCGGACTATGGGTCCGGCCGAGCGCATAATTGCCACAGATAGTCGGCACGCTTGGGATGACATCTACGATAGTGTTACCCATGAAGCTGAGAATTATCTTCGGAAGCAATAATGCATGAAATAGTAAAAAGCGCGGTAACGCCTAAAAGAATAACTACTGAGGAAATAGAACTAGCCAAGACATACTACGATGAACGCTTGACGACCGAAGATAAGCGTTGGGTTAAAGAGCACTTAGAGTTGGCTGGTAAAGCTGCACCACCCGTTGATATTTCTTGGATTACACTTACCTGTGGGGGGTGAAATATGTCAGCACGACGTGGACTTAGGGGCGATAACGTAATTTACCGCCGTTCTAATGGTGAAAGCATGGCTGTTATTCTGACTGGTGGTCAGGGTGACCCGCCAGCCGCACCAGCAGGTGTGCAGTCTGGATCTGGTGGAACATTAGCTGCTGCTACATATGTGTACAAGAACACATATGTTAAAGATGGTGTTGAGAGCCAGCTTAGCGCAGCTAGTAATAACAACGTGACATCTGGCTCGACTTCATCTGTGGCGGTTACGGTAGCAACCGTTGCTGGTGCGACATCTTACAAGATTTATGGTCGTACTGGTGGTACCTTCCTGTTACTGAATACTATTACTGCCCCAACTGTTCTGTATACAGACACAGGTGCGGACACTCCGTCTGGCGCGGCGCCAACGGCTGATTTTAATGCAAGTTTTAGAACACCGTACGCCGGACATGCGTTAACTACTGGTGTTTTGCCAGGCATTGGTGGTAACCAGTACCAGAAGACAAACTAGGAGACAAGATGGCACCTAAGAAGAAGGCAGTACCAGCCAAAAAGGCGATGCCTATGAAGGCTGGTAAAGGTAAAGGTGATGGCACTGACATGGCCGACAGAATGGCAGCACTGCGCGCGAAGCGTGGTAATGGAAAGGCTGGTAAGTAATGACTATGCCTAAGAAGAAGGCTGTGAAAGCAACAGCCAAGAAGGTAGTAAAGAAGTCTGCCGGTGCAGCAGTAAAGCGTACTGCGGCTAAGGCAGTTCCACCAGCAGCGAAAGGTTCTGCTAACCCAGGCGGTTATTAAAATGGGTGCCTATGTAGGCGGCGGTTCTGGTAGTGGTGATACTCATATTTCGCAGGTAATAAGCAAAGGTAAGAAAGCTGTTAAGAAGATTCCCGCGAAAGTGGTGAAGAAAGCAGTTCCTAAGAAGGGAGGTAAGTAATGCCGATTTGGGCAGTCGTTCGTGATCGACCTCGGGTTTTATTCGAGGACCACAGTAATGTTACTACCTCCACTCCAGTAGTTGGAACTTACCAGAAGTTGAACAAAGTTAGCTTTATTCTAACTAAAACCCATACTACTGGAACTTATACGGCTACTTTTGACTGGTCACTTGATGGCAGCACCTCAATTTTCCAGACCACGTCGAGCCCAGCCAATAATACTCCAACTACTATTTCCGCAGAAGCACCATGGGTGCGGGTGACGATATCTGCCTCCGTGTCTAATTTCACCGCACATGAGACAGTTGTGATGATATGAAATTTCGTTATTGTAATGAGGCTCGTAATTGTAGCGATGGATGTTGACACATGAAAGCTGTTGAGACTTTACAAGATGAAATGCGAAATAAGGGATTAGTAACCGTAGGCGACCTCATTGAGTTGTTGGAGCAGCACCGGCCGGTAAAGGTGCCAGATAGATTTGCTATTAGTGGTGCGCAGTGGTTAGTTCACTGTAAACCATGTGATGGTGATAATTGGCATACTTGGCGTGACGGAGATATGCCAAGAGAGTGTTACTACTGGAAAAACTTGCGGCCCGCAGTATTGAAACAATTCAATTTAGTGGAAGTAGATGGAATCTACGATGTAGTTAGGAGCTAACTACGATGACCATTACTATTGATTGGGTTTTGTTTTTACTTGCAGCCATTTGCTTCTTGTTGGGTGCTATCAGCGTAGGTGTCGCCTTTGGGGCCAATAACAGTAAAAGCATTAACTGGATGCTGCTAGGGTTTTTCTTTATTACGGTTACGTTTTTAACACCTTAGGAAAGTAGCGACTAAGATGACTTCTCCGGATGTAGCACCAACTCTTACTAGGGTTGTCTCTAAGGAGAAGTACTTTGAAAAAATTGGTTACCAGCCGCACCCACGGCAAAAATTGTTCCATGATTCAAAAGCACGATTTAAGATTCCTGTCTGTGGGCGGCGGTTCGGTAAAACCGTGATGGGTGCTCGTGAAGCCGAACCTACTCTCATGATACCCAACAAAAGAGTATGGATTGTCGGACCAACTTATGACCTTGGTGAGAAGGAATTCCGGGTTATTTGGAACGACATGATTATTAAGCTAGGGCTCGGGCGCGAGAAAGAAGTTAAAAAAGCGTTTAATAAGCGTTCTGGCGATATGTATATTGAGTTTCCCTGGGGAACTAGAATAGAAGTACGCTCTGCGGATCGCCCAGAAACACTTGTTGGTGATGCTTTAGACTATGTCATCATGGCAGAAGCTGCAAAACATACAAAGGAAACTTGGGATCGGTTTATTCGTCCAGCCTTAGCCGACCGCAGAGGGTCAGCCACGTTTAGTACAACGCCTGAAGGTCAGAACTGGATTCATGATCTGTGGCAAATGGGGCGCAACCCACTATTTGAAGAATATGAGTCTTGGCGCTTCCCAGCTTGGGAAAACACATATGTCTATCCAGGTGGCCGGAATGATCCTGAGATAATATCTCAGGAATTAACAATGCCATCTGAGTGGTTCATGCAAGAAATTGCGGCTGATTTCACTTCATTCATGGGTAAAATCTACTCAGAATGGGATGAACAAGTACATGTGCAGCCACATAAATATAATCCAGCTTGGAAAAACTACATTGCGTTTGACTGGGGTTTTGTTAATCCAATGGCCGCAGTAGAATTCCAAGTTGACCCGATGGACCGAGTGCATGTGTGGCGACTTCATTACAAATCTCATATTCGGTTAGAGACCTTCCTGTGGGAAATGAAAGAGCGAGCGCAGCCCGATGGTTATAAAATTGATCTTTGCTTCGGCGACGCTGCTGATCCTGAGGCTGTTGCCACAGTGTGTGAAAAGTTTGCTCCTTGCATAGCTGATCCTAAGTCTAAGGATAACTGGCGAGAAGGCATAGATTTAGTAAAAGGTTTTTTGAAGACCCAGACCGTAGGTGAGGCCGATGAATTCGGGACGCCTGTGGATGAGCCATGGCTCACCGTAGACAACACCTGCGGCGACCTGATTAGAGAATTCAACAACTATCGGGCTGCTGCACCTACAACTGGCAAACCGAGGAATCCTAGAGAAGATGCACAGAAGTATGATGATCACGCTTTAGATGCTTTGCGTTACGCTTTGATGCACATTTTCAAGCTAGGTTGGACCCAAAGTCTACATGACTTCATTGATGTAAGCGAAATGCACCAAGTTCCATCCACAGGTTACTTCACATCTAAGATGAGTTTTTCATGAAACAGACTATTTGGCAACGTTTATCTTATTGGCCGATGTTTGGTTGGAACCACTATGTTATTCGCAGATGCACATGTCACAAACACTTCTGGCAAAGTTGGAGTGTTTAATGATAAATGCGATTTATGGATTCATGTGTGGTGGTACTTGCGTTGCGCTTATTGTAGCCGCAATCGTCTATTACTATGCGTATAAGATGTGGAATAACTCATGACTACTTGTCCAAGAAGAATGCAAGAGTGGGGACCATGGGAGAAGGCTGAGAACCTAGACCATTGGCGTAAAGATAAGACTTGTTCCTTCTGTGGGAGTCTAAATCCAGATATATTTTTGGATTTACTTGCTAAAGGAAGAGTAGCAGTTACACCTACTGATAAAAATTATAAAGCTTACGTAGAAGGTCTAGGTGTATTCAGAAAATTTTATTTTCAACATTTCGATTTTGAGCAGCAAGATAAATTTCTCGAGATTTATAATACTGATCCTAGACCATTTAGAATGTCTGATCCTGGATATTTTTATGTATTACCGTTTTTTGCTCATAGAAGGGAGGTAGGTCATGAGTGATAATTCGGAATATCTATCCATAATTGCTGAGTTAGAACAGAATGCTGAGACTCGAGAAATTGCAAATACTGCACAATTAACCAAACAAATTACTCTTAACGAAGCGTTGAATAGTTATGATTTAGTTAAGGCCGTGCATGATCCAGTTAATGGATCTTATGTAGTGATGGCCGAGCGTAACCCTAAATTAGACATAAATACGGCATTCAAGGAAATGGGTTACGTATCTCCATCTCCATTTACTTCTTGGACTCGTGACGAGCGTGTTCCGGAACTTAGAGATCAAACAGGTATTCGTACTTACTATAACATGAAGCGAGCCGACGGCATTATTCGTGGCGCGTTAAGATTACTTAAGACTCCTGTTATGGCAGCTAGATGGTTCATTGAACCAGCTAGTGATAGTACCTTAGACAAAAGCATTGCGGATTTCGTAGAACGAAACCTGTTTGAAGAGTTAAATGCACCTTGGTATCGTGTTCTTGAAGATGCGCTATTAATGTGTGAATATGGTTACATGCCGTTAGAAAAGGTATATGGACTAAACTCTGATGGTAAAATTGTACTAAAGAAACTAGCTCCACGACACCCACTTGATATTATGCAATGGGAATATGACACAACAGGTGGGCCAAATGGTATCGTTATGGAACCTACCCAGGCGAACAACTTTGAGTCTATTTTTGTTCCTATTGAGAAGCTAGTTGTCTTTGTATTAGAGCAAGAAGCTGGTGACATGCGTGGAATTTCAATTCTACGATCTGCCTACAAGCATTACTACTACAAAGATACACTCTACAAAATTGATGCTATCCAAAAGGAAAGACACGGAATTGGTGTTCCAATCATCAAAATCCCGCTTGGTGCCTCTGATAAGGACCGAGCACTTGCTGATGATTTGGGAAGAAACTTGCGTACCAATGAGCGTGCCCACATATCTTTGCCAATGAACTGGGAAGTGATGTTTGCTAAGTTAGAAGGTCAGCCAGTCGACTGCTTACCTTCAATAGCACATCACAATGATCAGATTATGCAAAATATTTTAGCAAACTTCTACAAAGATCCAAGTGCTAAAGAAGATTCAATGAACATGTTCTACAAGGGAACTCGTTACATTGCATCTACTCTAGCTGAAACTTTTAATCGTCATGTCATCAAACAACTTGTAGATTTCAATTACAATCGAGGAAAATACCCAATTCTTCGTGTTCGTAGAATTGGTGAGAACGAAGACCTACGTACATGGTCGTTTGCATTCCGTAACCTAGTTGGCGCTAACGCAATCTTCCCTGATGATCCACTAGAGGACTTCTTAAGAACAGAACTCGACCTACCACCAGCCGACAAGAAAACAGCACGTACGCCATTTGATCCTAGACAGCAACGTGCACAAGAACCTGGTCCTCCTGGTACTGTTGGTAGTCTTCCAACTCAAACATCACCTGGAAATACAACGAATCCAGCAAATAACACTGGATTACCTCATGTTGGTTTGCCTAGACAAAAGGCACAACCACCAGTTAAACCTCCACAGAAAAACGCTGGATCTGATAGATCAGGAGGATAGCTAATGCGTGCAGATCCACCTACTTCAGTTAGACAACGCAGATTATCTGAATCTAGGCCAGATATTGCGACACATCGTCAGCGGACTGTCATAGAGCTGTCTGACCGAATGGTGAAAGGTTTTAAAAAGAACGCGCAAAGGATTGCGGCTAAGCAAGGAATGCCTTACGATCGGGCTGCGGCCATACTAGCTGCCGGTGCCCGGCGTGCGTCATCGGCCGCAAAACGTAAAAATCCTGCTCTTAAGAAGGTTAAGGGCAAAGCTAAATCATAGGTTTGTCGGAAGGAGGGAAAATGGGAACTAGTTCTAGCTTTCTTGTTGATGCTTTTACATTGACTTTTGAAGAGTCTGATGGTAAGCAAAGTTCGTGGGTACACGCACTTGGGCTTGGTTCATTCAGGCACCCAACGTACGGAACCATCGATCTAACTACTGATCGTATTAAGAACTTTGCAGATAGCGTCAAAAACAAGATTCGTGGAACAGTTGAGCCTAGCATCAACTACGTGCATGACAACAACAATGTCGCCGCTGGTTGGGTTAAGGACGCCGAGAGTCGTTCCGACGGCCTGTGGGTTTTTGTTGAGTGGGTCAGCGATGCTGCTAAAGCCATTTTAGAAAAGAAATGGCGTTACTTCTCATCTGAGTTTACTGATGAGTGGGAAGACCCACAGGGTACTAAGCACAAGGATGTATTCATTGGTGGCGCGCTAACTAACCGTCCATTCATGAAGAACCTTGTTCCGGTCAACTTGTCGGAAGACACTGTTGATATGGCTCTTGATTTAGTATCACTAATTAGCGGTGTGGACAAGGATTCTTTGAAGGGGGGTAACGGTATGGAACTTAGCGATGCTGATGTTCAGAAGATAGTTGAAGGATTAGCCACAAAACTAGCTCCGACAACTACTCCACCAGTTCCGCCAGTACCGCAGGTTAGCCTTATGGATATTCCTGAGCTAAAGGCATTAGCAGAAGAAAACCCAATGGTTAAGCTTTTACTTGACCAGGTTGAGAAGCAGAATGCTGATCTTGCAAAGGGTGCAACTTCGCTTAAGGAAGCTGAAATTGCCCGCAAACTTACTGAGTTTGACCGGAGCAAGATTGTTCTAACGCCTGTTGCCAAGGAACTTACTGAAAAACTGGCAATGGCTATTCCAGAGGCACTTTCAGATGACTTCTGGAAGCTTCTTACTGAAATGAAGCGTGGATCTTCATTCCTAGTAGAGCTTGGCGAGCGCACTGGCGCAACCGTAAACTACGGAACGCCAAAGTCTTATGTTAAGCAGTTCGACGAGCTAGCTGCGTCTCTAAAGTCAGAACACAAGCTATCTGATGCAGATTCGTACGAGCGTGCAGCCTCACAGAACCCGGCGCTATACGCTAAGTACCGTGCCGAGCTAACGAACAGTGAGGTGAAATAATGGCTGGCTCTGGCGCTAATTTCGTTCTTGACAAGGCATTTAACTTACTATCTACTTACAACTCATCTGCTGCCGCAGGTGCACTTGCTAAGAGATTAGTTAAGTTTGCTGCTGGTGGTACAGTTGACCTTAACGTTGCTTCTAACACTCGTTCCATTGGTATCCTTATGGAGAACGTGGATGCGGTTAAGATTGCAACTGGTAAGGTTATGGCCGATGTGCGTATGATTGGTATTGGTACCGTCAACTGCACAACTGCTGCTTCTGTGGTGCTTGGAAGCGTTCTTATGTCATCCACTGTTGGTGGTGTACTACTTGCAGCTACCTCTGCCAACATCCCAATGGGATTAGCAGTTGGTATCACTGGTACTCTTGCCGATGGTAACGACATTCAGGTGCTATTCCTCGCTGGTCTACCGGCACTACCGTAATCTGAAGGGAGGGAAATTTAAATGGCAGTTTACAATCCAACTGGATCTGGCAACGTTCACGTTGATAAGATTCTTACCCAGATCAGTGTGGCTTGGCCAAACACAGGTTTAGTTGGCGAACGCCTAATGCCAAGTGTTGGAGTACTTAAGCAGTCTGATAAGTACTACATCTTTGGACGTGAAGGTTGGCTTCCAGAAGATGACAACCGTGCACCTGGCACAGTAGCCAATGAGATCGCCGGTCTTGCCGTGTCTACGGACACATACTACGCCCGTGAACACTCTCTTCAGATCCCGGTAACTGACGAAGAGCGTGATAACGTTGACTCACCACTAGCACCAGATCGTGACGCGACCGAACTAGTTACGTCTAAGATTATGCTAGGCCGTGAAGTTGCTATTAAGACGCTAGTTACCACTACTTCTAACTATGCATCAGGTTTGAGCACAACTCTTTCTGGTGCTGCACAGTGGAACTCTGCTAACTATGCAACTTCCGACCCTATCTCGGACCTTCGCACTGGCAAGGTTGCGGTTAACGCCCGTATCTTCCAGGACCCGAATGTTCTAGTGGTTCCTTATCAGGTTATGGCTGCGCTGGAAGACCACCCAGACTTCCTAGAGCGTATTAAGTACTCTGAGCGGGCTATCTTCTCGCCTGAGCTTCTTGCAGCAGTTCTTGGTTTCGAGACTGTTGTTGTGCCTGGTGTTGGTATCAACAATGCTAACCCTGGTGCTTCCGCCTCACTTGGTTACCTGTGGGGTAAGGATGTTGTTATGGCGTGGGTGCCTCCGCGCGCAGGTCTTAAGATTCCTGCCTTTGGTTATGAATTCACTTGGGGAACACAGTACGTAGATCGTTGGCGTGAGGAACCACGGAAGTCTGATCTAATCCGTGCATCTCGTCGCTATGACCTTAAACTGGTTGCTCAGGGTGACCCAGGTTCTTCGGACGCTGGTAAAGCAATTGCCGGATATGTCATCAAGGCCGCGATTGCCTAGGAGCGATTATGCCTAAGAAAATCTTCGCTGTTACTAATGTACGAGTTGGCCCAGCAGACGACCAATACTTTGCAGCTAATAGTGTGATTGATCCAGCTAAATTTACTAAAGAGCAATTACTACAGCTGCATGAGTCTGGTGCTATTGAAATTCGTGTTGTGGATGAAGAAGTTGCTCCTGACGGTACTGCGGTAACCGACGTAGTTCCTGAATCTACAGAAACAACAGATGCATCCACTTCTACAGAGTCTACAGAGTCAACAGACACAACCGCTTCTATGGATTCTACGGACGATACAGATAGCTAATGGCTAGAATACAGAAAGAAGATGCGCAAGGGTGGGTAGAGTCAACTAAGTTGCCTCTATCCTCCCTTGACATTGCCTTATTAACTCAAATCGAAGGCGAAGTATTAGCAAGATTAGCCACAGCTTATGATACATCAACTTGGCTTGATCAAACTTCTACTCCGCTGGTTGTTCGAGTCATTATTGCAAAAACATATGTGGCTTGGATTTACGATAGACAGTATAGTGAGAACCAAACTGGTGGAAATGATTACGCAGCTATGTTGCGTACAAATGCTGAAATGTTAATAGTTGGCTTAGTTAATGGTACAATTGATATTCCAGGTGTTAATCCAACAGGTTCTATTCCAAGCTTCTATCCAAATGATGCATCTTCTGCACAAGATCCGACACCAGATGATACATCATTAGGACCTGCTGCATTCTCTATGGGAAAAGTATTCTGATATGGCGAGTAATTTCCCTAGACCCACGCCATTCATGATTTCTGAAGCCGTAGTTCGCGGCTTAGCAATTCCTGCAATTGAAATTGATCCACGATTTAACTTTGTTCGTGGAGCTTATATATTTGCTAGTGATATCCAATTACTAGATTTAAAGCTTAGAACATTCAAGGATCCTCTTGAAAAATCTCGAGATTTAGTGATTATTCCTGCAATTAAGCAAAATTTTGTAGAACAGGGTCGACCACAATGGAAGCAATTATCTAAGAGAACTCTTTACAATAGACTTATTGAAGGCTATCCGCGTGGTCCAATACTTGATAAAACTGGACGATTGAAGCGAGCTGCAACTAAGAAGAATATCTGGGCTATAACTAGTGCAATTGGCCGTCAAGGCTATGATATGTTACAGCTAAGAACAATTTATTTTGATCAATTAGTTCCATATGGTCAATTTCATCAACTTGGAGCCAGAATTCCATCTGCTAGAAATATTGGTGGTTTGTCTGGACGTTTTGGTTCTACTGGAAATCCACTTATACCAACTAATATTAAATTCTCTAAGAGTGTAACTCCAGGTGGATTTGTAGAGCATGGACGTGTTGAATTATTCCCAACTAGTGGTGGTAAGCTTCCTGCACGCCCATTCATAGCTATAACATTACAAGATGAAGTTGAAATCTACAACCTATTTACTACACACTTAACTACTCAGGTCAATAAATTCTGGGGCATGAAGGGTGACAAGGGACTATGACCGCACCTGGACCACACACTGACACAGACGAAACTGTTGCTGAAGCTATTTTTAATCTTGTTTTTGATGATAAAGAAGATTTGGAATTAGAAGACGTATTATATGGAAATCATATAATAATTCCTCGTAATAGTGCCGCTGTTATCCAAGCTATGGGTAAAAACAGAGCTTTAGCTGGTGTCGCTGCACCAGGTGGTAGAACATTAAATACCTTAATGGTTATGATTGATCTTCACTGGTCAAAAGTTGGCGATGAATCTACGCAACGTAGATTATGCGATGCCAGAGGCACTGCGTTAGAACGTAAAATTCATGAAGATACTACCCTTGGCGGAATTGTAATTCATGGTTTCGTTAATCAGGTTGATCGTGGCGAAACTTTATTCAATGGTAGTATGTTCAGAACAGTAAGAATGTCTTACGCTGCTACTACTAAGACATACTTATCTCCTCCTGCTGCACCGTAAAGGGGGCGCCATGCACTTCGAAATAGAATCAGACAGAGAAATTTCTGTCCTTGGTGTTGGTATTTTAACACCTGGCGAGCCTCATCGGTTGACAGATGAGGAGCGCCAGATGTTCAAAATTTACTATGGCCAAGATGTAATTGGTGCAAACTTTGCACCATATGTGAAAGTAACCGCAGTTGTTGAAAGTGCCGAGGGAGGTGAATAATGGCTAACGTTGGAATTGGTGCTGCTGGTATTGCCGGCGTAGCCGTAGAACAACTGACACCTGTAGTTGCACTTGCTGCTACTCCTGTCGCAGGTGGCGCACTTACTGCTGGTACTTACAAATACTACATTACTGCAATTAATGCCAATGGTGAGACCACTAAGTCTAATGAGCTTACTGGTACTACTGCGGCTGGTAACTTAACGCTAACTCTAACCTGGACAGCAGTAACAGGTGCTACTGGGTATAAGATTTATCGTACTGCGGCCGCTGGTGCCACTGACTCTGAACTCTTGCTTACTACTGTTGGAGCAGTTACCACATTCAATGATACTGCCGTTGGTGCACCTGCTGGTGCTTTCCCGACAACTAATACAGCAGTAGCACCAGGTACGTATGTTGCGCCGACTAAGTTCTTCTCATTCAACAGCGAATCAATTGCTGTAGTGGAAGAAACTGTTTTCCGCCGGCCAATCCGGTTGAGCGCGGACGTTATTAGCGCTGTTCCTGGTAACTTCCACCCTGAGGGTGAACTCAACCTTGAATCCATGGAAGATGTTATCATCTGGTTCCTGTGGGCTTCGAGAACAGCAATTGTAAAGACTGGATCCTCACCTAACTTTACATATACTATTACTCCAACTCCAGCAGCTGTGCCAAATAAAACGCTATCTCTAACGATTGTTAGAAATGGTGTTGTGTTCGGTTACACTGGAGTTTGTTTAAATAACTTCAAGTTTGGTGTTGACAACGGACTTATGACGTTCAGTACCTCTGTTATTGGACGTGATGAAGCTGTTCAGTCTCTTCCTGTGCCAACATTCTCAACAGTTCTACCATTCGGTGCAGGTACATATTCTATCGAAATTCCAACAGCTTCGCCAGTGCTTGACACTGACACATTCGAATTCTCGGTAGAAGATAACGCTGAAGCTCAATTCAGACTTAAGAACACTGGCCGTGGTGCACAGTTTATTAAGTATGGCGAGCGCAGTTCAACCACCACAGTTGAACGTGACTTCGTTGATCGCACTGATTACGATGCGTTCAAAGCTATTACAGCGCAGTCTGTTACAATTACAGCCTCTAAGGGTTCTAACAACTCAATTAGCATTCTTGCGCCTGTCTCCATTAAAGATACCTACACTGTGGGCTTGAGTGGTGAAGGTGATTTAGTTCGTGCTTCTATTGCTTACCAGAACATCATTGATGGTACTGGAAAGTCTTGGCAAATTGTAGTTAAGACACAAGAGGACATCATTCCATAGTGAGTAGACATGAATCCAATTTTATTTTGGATTTTATTTTCAATTGCATATTGGGCTCTAGCATTTTTACTAATCAAAAAGAAGATTAAATTCAACTTGGTATTTCCAAGTGCTAAGGAAATGTTTCAGTTATCTAAGGAGATTAAGGCAATGCCTGTTGGTGTAGTGCTTATTAGTACAAATAAGGTTGAGTTAACTCTATTGCCGGGTGGATACGTAACTGTTCGTCGAATGAATTACGGTGAAGAGTTAGATCGTACTGGCTTGGCAACAAAGTTTAAGATGGGGTCTACTAAAACCGAAAATGCCAAAGATTCGTTTGCTGGCGAACTAGATATTAACACCAAGGAAATTGCTCTATGGGATTTCGCTAATTTAATTGTTGACCACAATATTACAGACGAAAACGAAAGACTATTGAATTTCAAAAACCCTGCGGACGTAGCTAGACTTCATCCTTTAGTAGGTAAAGAAATTGGTGAAGCAATTGATGCTTGGCAGTCTCAGGCATTAGAAACGAGTGATGAAGTAAAAAACTCTTAATTGAGCTACGAAAAGCGGTGATGGTACCAAACGCGAAGGTAGCTCAAGAAACACAAGCAATACTTAATACCATTAGAATTTGTGAAAAATTTAATACATTGCCTAGAGACGGAGGCTATTTTTCACAAGATAGCCTATTCGTTCATATACTACAAAATGTACTAGCTTGGGATGCGCAACGAGCAGAGCTAGATAGGAGAAAGCAACAATCAAAATTGCCTACCCAATAATTACGAATTGAGTGGGTCAGCGTGCCATTTAGTGCAACAAGAGATTTATGGCTCGTCCTTAAGGCTCGTGATGAAGCATCACGAGCCATGGGTGCTTTCTCACGTGATATTCGCATGGTTGGCGACAGTGTTAAGCTAGCTAACCTACAAGCAGCTAGATCAGCATTAGTTAATCATCAAGCAATTCAACGTATGACTGGTGCATCCCAACAGGATATTCTAGTAACGCAGAGAAGAATTCAGCAACTTGATCAGCAAATTGGCCAAATGCGTGTTGCTAAAGCTGCAATGGAAGAACAACGAGTATCATCACAAAGACTCGCTTCGGCCTTGCAAGGTACTGCTGGTGTTGCAACTGCTCTAGGTACCGGATTAGTTGCTGCTGGCGCTTTTGGTCTAATGGGTCTTAAGAAGCTAGTTGATGCTTCTGTGGACTATCAGAAGCAATCCGCCTTAACTGTTACTCAGGTTGATAAGTTTGCCATCTCTCTACAAGATATTGAGAAGATTGGTCTTAGAGTAGCTAATGCTGTTGGTGTACCATTCCAGGAAATTCAGCCAGCGCTATTCGATATCTTCTCATCTATGGAAGTTGGCGCATCTGACGCTGAGAAACTTCTAACTGTATTCTCCAAAGCGGCTGTTGCTGGTCAAACAGATATTCAAAGTGCTTCTAAAGCTACCATTGGTATTCTAAACGCTTTCCAATTACCATTAACTAGTATTAACCACTTAATGGATGTTCAGTTCCAACTGGTTAAGGAAGGTATTGGTAGCTATTCAGACTGGACAGCAAAAATTGGCCAGGTAACACCATCAGCAGTTCGGTTTGGACAGTCAGTTGATATTATGGCAGCCGCGCTGGCGGCTTCTACCCGTACTGGTCAGTTAGCATCACAGTCGGCTGCTGCTGTTGCTCGTGCAATGGATGCAATGTCCAATCCTACCGCAATAGAAGCAATGAAGCAATTTGGAGTTAATGCTGTTGATGCTCAAGGCAACTTCCGTTCCATGATTGATATTCTGTTTGACTTTAGAAAACAACTAGATAAAATTCCAGGTGAAGCTGCAAAGACAAAAGCAATTGTTGACATCTTCAAAGGTGCTGGTGGTACCATTCAGGCTCGAAGATTCTTGCAAAACATGCTTATGACTCCAGGAAACCTAGAATTGTTCCAAAACATCTTTAAAACAATGAGTACTGAATCTGGTTCATTTGAACAAGCATATGAAACAATGGCAGGTACAGTTGCAACCCAATCTCAACTAGTTGCTAACAAATGGGAAACACTAAAAATCGCAGCCGGAACAGCGTTGACGCCTTCATTCATGAAAGTTTTAGATATAGTTGGTAAAGTATTAGATAAATTCAACCAACTATCTCCCGCAACTCAAAAAACCATCATGACGATAATTGGATTATCTGTAGTTGGATCAATTGTAATTGGTATGTTGTTACTATTTCTTGGGTTATTGGCTGGACTTATTGCGGCTATTACTGTCGCTGGAAGCGCAATATTAGTTGTTACTGGTGTGATGGCTGGGTTAATAGCTGGTATTGTAGCACTTACAGTGGCTTTAATTTTAGCTTGGAAGAGAAGCCAAGAGTTCCGAGATTTAATAATGAGTGTTGCTGATGTAATTGAACATTTATGGAAAGATATAATTGTACCATTTGCACAGGATTTAGCTGCTGGATTTGAAAAGAATATTCTTCCAGCACTAATTAAGTTCCGTGACATTATTAAAAATGATGTTATGCCACTAGTAACGCATTTTGTTAAAGTTTTTGGTAGCGAATTTCTTGCTAGAGCTAAAGAAGCAGCCAACTTAATAAAAGACAAACTTGTATTTGCATTTGACCAAATTGGGCAAGTTTTAAATAAAATTGTTATACCTGCATTCCAGTGGTTAACTAAATTTTATAAGGAACACAAAGAGACTGTTGACCAACTCATTAAAATCTTCATGCAACTTGCTAAATGGTTGTTCATCATTGGAGCAATCATTACTGGTGTGCTACTTGTAGTTTTTGGTGGTCCAATTGTTGGCATTATAGTTACCTTTGCGCTTCTTATAGCTGGTATTGGTATTGCCATAATTTGGGTTGTCGAACGTGTTAAAGACATAATTGATTGGTTCAAGCATTTCGGCGAGCACATGAGTTGGCTCGGTGATAGGATCTCTGATGCTTGGAAGTTCATAAAAGATCAGTTTAATCGTGGAATTGATGCCATTCGAGCTGTTTGGGAAGAGTTTTGGAACAGTAGAATTGGTAGGTTCTTAGCATCAATACTAAATGTTATTAGTTCACTTATAGAATTAGCTGTCACTATTTGGGTTGCGGTATTCAATTTCTTCCTTGATACTGTAACAACAGCATGGAATACTACTTGGAATGCTCTTTCTAGTGTTGTTCAAGCAGTTTGGGGATTCATTGGTCCATATCTACAAAGTGCTTGGGAAACCATTAGTGGCTTAGCTGTTAAGATCTGGACTCCAGTTAAGAACTTCTTTGTAGGATTATGGAATGATATTTCTAAATTTGTTACTGATAAAGCTAGAGAATTAAGAGATAATTTATCTGGCGCTTGGGAAGACATTAAGACTAGAGTTGTAAATGCTTGGAATGATGTTCGGAAATTCTTTGATGATACTGGAACTTGGTTAAGAGATGCTGGTAGAAATCTTATTCAAGGTTTCATTGATGGTATGACAGATAAGTTTAATGCCCTTGCGGATAAGATTCGAGAGTTTGCACAGTTCATTAAGGATCACTTCCCACACTCTCCAGCCAAGCGTGGACCTTTAGCTGGTAAGGGTGGAATGTTCTACGCAGGTCAAAACATAGTTACTCAACTAAATGATGGTATTAACAGTAGATTATCAATGGTTGGTTATGGAACTTCGCTATTAGCTAATGCGGCAGGTAACAATGCAATAGCCAGCCAAGCGAATAGTGGTGGTGGAAATACCATTAATCAAACCGTTAATGTTAACACTCAAGAATTGAATCCAAGAAGACAAGCAGCAGAATTAGGCTGGTTACTCGCTGGGAGCATGTAATGTCGATTGGACTTAGCGATTACGAGTTTCAACTCGGTGATACTGGTGTGCGTCTTAATTCTGGATCGACTGTGCCTTTTGTGGACATAAGTAAAGTATCCGGTTTAGACAATGCTCCGTATCGAGAAACCATTAGAGATCATGAAGGCGCAGATGGTGGTTTCATTGATGCAGAATTTGAAAAAGGTAGAGATATAATTCTTGAAGGTATGGTTTATGGAGACCTTACAAATGTAGAAAGTATTTTAGATTCTCTAAAATTAAATTTTGCTCCAGTTACTTCGCCAATTCCTTTTTATATCAAGCCAGGTACAGTTAACGAACGTTTAGTATTTGTTAAGTCTCGTGGGGCTCGATATGATTGGGATACTGCCAGAAGAATTGGTTGTACTGAAATTCAATTCTTACTATTTGCTGAGGATCCACGTATATATGATGCAAACCTTTCCTCAGTAATAATTGGCTTTGGTGGTATTGCTGGTAATGGATTAGCTTTTACAACTTATTTGGATACGTTTACTCGTGTTACATCGAGTGGTTTTGGAACTTCAAACTCTGGAAATACATATACACTTACCGGAACAGCCGCAGACTTCTCCACAGATGGTACTAAAGCTAAGATTACTCTAAATGCGTCCACTACGACGGTGTACACAGCACAGCCTAACGTAACAGCAGTAGTAAACCAGTACGCATATATTCAAGGTGCATTTTTATCTGCTACACCTACAGGTGGTAGTATCTCTGCACTGTTTGACCTACGTGCAGTAGACGCGAGCAATTATTATCGAGCCGAACTTATTTGGACAACCTCGAATACTATTCAGATAGCTCTGAGCAAGACGGTAGCAAGCGTCAATTCTTCTCTCGTCGCTGCGACTACTGTTGGTGGATTAACCTCAGCTTCGCTCATTAACGTAAGAGTTGAGGTTACACAAGGCCAGAGCGTATCAACAACTAGTGCTTTTCGTGCAAAGGTTTGGGCACAAGGTACGGCTGAACCTACAGCTTTCAACGTTGAAGCATTTGATGGTGCTGTTACAGCTGCTGGTGGATTTAAGATTAATGCTGTTCGTAACGCAGGCAATACTAACTCAGCACCCATTATATCTTTTGATCAAACTGAATTAGACGAAGGAATAGGATTTAATCTAGACTTTGGTGGTGGCGCTGCTCCCAGTGGTACTAACGTAACTAATATTGGGAATCGTGCTACACCAATCAATTTCATTTTGCAAGGACCAATTGATAATCCAGTTATTTTTAATAACACTAGTAGTCATAATTTACAATTTGCAATTTCATTGAGTGCTAGCGATACTCTCACTATTAATACTCGGGATCGTACAGTTTATCTAAACGGAAATATAAATAGACGTAGTACTCTTGTAAATCCAGATTGGTTCTTTTTAGATCCAGGCACTAGCAATATTACATTTGGAGGATCTAGTGGTACTCCAGGTACAACTCAATTAACCATGCAATTTAGATCAGCTTGGCGGTAGATGATGGCAGTTATTAATCCTTGTGGATTCTTACAAAATGCTGGTGCGACTCACACAGCGGAACAGGTGCGCAACTGGCATGGACTGCTGACTGCTGGCCGAGCTAGTTCAACAAGTCTTGTTTCTCGTGGTGGTGTTAATCCTGCTTTAGGTAATCAATTACTTGTTACCCAAACTGGATCACCTTCAATGGCAGTTATCGTAAAATCTGGACAAGCAACTATTGGTGGTTCTGAAGGTTCTAAGCAAGGCGTATACAGTGTACTAAATGATGCTGATGTTACGTTGAGCATTAGCGCAGCCCATGCAACCTTAAATAGAATTGACCTTGTTTGTTTTAAGGTTGAAGATCAAGCTTATTCAGGTTCGGTAAATTCTAGTTCATTAGTAGTTGTTACAGGTACACCAGCTAGTTCACCTTCTCCACCGACAGCCCCAAATAACTCAATAACATTGGCGCAGGTATCGATTGTTGCCAATGATACTTCTATTACTAATAACGAGATAACGGATAAGCGCCCGTTTATGGCTGCAACGGGTGGTGTTATTGTTTGTGCAAGTACCACGCGACCTACTGCTGGTACAGTTAGTGCTGGTCAGCTTATCTATGAGACCGACACAACTAGCATTTTGCAAACAGACAATGACGGTACATCCTGGAAGAAAATTGGACCAAAGGGTGTAATCGCGCGCGTACAGCGTACCACTACGTATAGCTCGACAGGCGCTGAGATCGGCGTCCTTAGATTAGATAATGTTCCTGTAATTTCAGGAAATATCTACTTATTGCAAGTACATGGTATGAACTTTACAGGTGGAGCAGCCAACCTGAGCGTTGCAGGACGTCTTCGGGTTAACTCGGCAGGTACGGCGACTACTGGTTCTACGCAGATTGCTGATACCGGTGATGAAGTCTCAACCTCATTTGCACCATATCAAGGTACACCACTAGCCGGTATCTACGTGCCCGGAGCTAACCAATCTCTGTCCGCATTGTTCTCAGTTGCGATTACAGGTGGTACAGGTACGGCGAGCTTTACAGGGTCTGCAACTAACCCTGTGAATTTCTTAATTACTGATCTAGGTACTGATCCTGGTACTAGCCTAGGAACGATTCTGTAGGTGATAAGATGTATCATTTAGTTAAAGAAGGCCAAACAGAAGCATTATGTGGACAATATGATGAAGAAAAGGATCAATTAGTTCCAGAAGCAGAAGCTAGAGATCCTAACGGTAGACACTTCAACTGTCCAAACTGTGACTATGTTCTACATGATGGTAAACGACATGTGGAGTCACCACAATGACTACTGTCTATGGTTGGGATACCTCATCCCATGACGATACACCTACTAGTTTAGATGGATTGTCATTCTTTACCTGTAAGATTACCGATGGCGACCATTGGTATGAAAACTCAACTGCAACCGCTAAGCTTACGGCGATGCGTGATTTTGGTTGTCCCATTCTTGGCACTTACCACGTCCTGTGGGGTAATGCGTCAATAGCCAACCAAGCTGCTTGGTATATTCAAACAATGGATAAAAGAATACCATGGTGGCGTGATTTTCCATATTGGATTTGTCAATCAGATAATGAACCATTTGGTTATAATGTAAAACCAACAATATCACAAATTAATGAATTTCATGATAGAGTTATAGACTTATCCAATGGAAAATTACCATTCGAACGACACATGGGTTATACTCCACAGTGGGTATATGGTGCTGGTGTAGCACAACAAAAGGTAGCTTGGTGGCAGTCTAACTATGGTACAAATCCCACAGGATGGTATCAAACTGTCTACAATAACACAGTTGGAAATAGTTCTTCAAAGTGGAATGGTCCTAAAGAAATAATGTTTTTGCAGTATGGATCAAACACCACTATCGCTGGTCAAACGACAAGCGATGCTAACGCTTTTCGTGGTAGCCTAGAAGATTTGAAGAAAGTATTAGGAGGAGGAGAAGACGATATGACTCCCGAACAGAACACGATGCTATACAATACTGCCCAGCTAACCTATGAGGCTTTAATTTTGGGTAACGATACCATGGGTGCCTCATTATTCCTTGGTAATCCACCAGTACAAACTGATGCAATACCGATTAAATTAGTACGCAAGGTAAACGATTTAATGACGAAAGTGACGGAACTCGAAGCCAAGATTGACGCTTTGCAAGCTGGCAGTGGTCTTACTTATGAGCAAACCGTACAGGCGGCTTTTGAGGGTGCACAAAAGGCTGAAACTGAGTAGGAATGACTACATACCGTTACATTTTTGGAACGTTAGGCACCGAGCAGGTTATCGAAGAGATACCCTGCTATGGTGTCACTATGGATATGCAAATGAACCACGGAGGCCAATGGCAGGGTACTTTTCAATTAGACCAAACAGGTAAACAAAATGTAGACTTATTAGCTGCAACTGTTCCTGGACGTTGTTGGGTAGCAGCAGAACGTAATGGTATTCCAGTTTGGCTTGGATATATTTGGAGTAGAGTTTACTCTGCACAGTCAAAGTCAGTTCAAATGTTTGCACTAAGTTTTGAACATTATCCAGAAAAAAGATTGGTGAGACAAGATATTACATTTGCAGCTACCGAACAACGTAACATTTATAGGTCATTGTGGACTCAGATGCAATCTGATTTTGGAAGTAACTTAAATATCAATGTACCCGGCTCATTTACAACTGTAATTACTAAGGATCTTACTGTACTTGCTACAGACTTCAAGTACTATGACAATGTCATGTCAGGTATTGCAGACGCAGTAGATGGATTTGACTGGTACATTGCAATTTCAAAGGATGGTACTAACTACCGAAAAGATTTGCTAATTGGTTATCCAACTCTCGGTAGTGGTGTAAGTGCTTCTATGAATGTATTCGAGTACCCTGGTAATATAACACAATACTATTTGACTGAGTACATGTCTGATGCTGCAACTAACTTATTTGTGTTAGGTGCAGGTGAAGGATCAGATATGTTAGTTTCAGAATATGTAAATAGTCCATTGTTAATATCTGGATTTCCACGGTGGGATATTACAGTTAGTCGCAAAGATCTGAACGATCAAACAACCGTAGATGCTATAGCCAATCAACTTGGACAAATTAATGCACCACCCATTAATGTTATAAAAATAACTGTAAAGGGAAATTTAACTCCTGAGTTTGGAAGCTACACTCTTGGTGATGTATGTAAGATAGTAATTAAAGATCCAAGATGGCCTAACAATGGATTTAAAGGAAATAAGAGATTATTAAAATGGACTCTAACTCCTCAATCTTCAGATAATACTGAAGAAGCCGAACTAGTATTCCAAGGTGATCCAGATGTCTGATAAATATAATACTGGACCAGACGATATTGTTAAGCGAATTTCAGACCTAGAAGCGAGAATATCTACGCTTGAACGTGTGCCTAGTTTAAGCAGTGCTTCTATTGATGCCGGTGGTCTTACTGTAAAGGGTGGCAACATTCGGGTAACTGACCCTAGTGGAGTTGTACAAGTAATACTTGGGTTACAATCCGATGGTTCATATGGATTAGGTGTATTAGAATCTGGTGCAGGATTTCACCAAGTACCCTATGTATATAGTGATTTTATTCAAACAGGTGAAACTGCAACTAGCACTTCCTATCAAGATTTAGCTACTGTTGGTCCTCAAGTTACCGTTCCAGTTAGATCAAGTGGCCGAATAGTTGTATTTGCTACTGCACAGATGCAATATTTGAGTTCTACTGGTGCCAATATAACTCAAGGTGGCGTATTTAACGTAGCTATGTCAGGTGCTAATACTAGAAGTCCTGTTGATGCAAGTGACCCATTAGTGGGTGTATGGACGCAGAACATGATTGTTAGTGCTGGTACTGATACCTTTACAAATATTATTGATATTACAGCACAGGCTACTTTTATAGGATTAACTCCTGGACTAACTACTGTTACTTTGAAATATCGTAGATCAGCCACAGCAGCATCAAATACAGATTTTTTCCGTCGTGGGTTAACTGTAATAGCCATTTAGGAGGTGATAAGAGATGCCAACTACGAGACATGATATAACTGTCAATCAAGGAGCTGAGTTTACACTTAATGTACAAGCATTGAATGCTGATAGAACAGTTATGGACCTAACTGGATACACCGCAAAAATGCAAGTAAGAGATTCAAAAGGTGGCTCAACAATATACATGACCGCAAGTACTGCTGCGGGTACAATAACTATAAATGCTCCTGGTGGCATAGTTATGGTCAACGTAGGGGCGGATCTTACCACACCTATGACATGGAATAGCGGTTGGTACGATTTAATAGTTACTGCAAGTTCAACTAATGTAAAAAGACTCGTTGAAGGTTTCGCCTCACTGAGTAAGGAAGTGACAGTCTAATGGCTAATGCGTTGTTCGAACAAGCTCGTCAGAAGTTTTTGGGTGCCACCATTGACTGGGATGGCCAAACCTTCTCCGCAGTTCTAATGGATTTGACACCATCAACTTCTGATGCTGGTATTCGACAGATTACTTCATCTACTAACGCAACTCCTATCGTTGTTACTACTGCTGTGGCGCATGGCTTCAGCAATGGTGATCTCGTTTATGTAGATGGAATTGCCACAGGAACAAGTGGCAATGGATTATGGACAATTACCGCAGCTTCTGGATCTGTGTTTAGTTTAACAGATCCAGTTTCGGGCGCTAACGCTGTAGGTAATGGCGTCGGCGCAGGTGGTTACTGTGTCAATTACGGTCAAACCGCATCCACAGTAAGTGATTTTTGGGATGACTTTGACGCATCACTTGTTGGTGGTGCATCTGGTAAGGTTAACCTTACAGGTGCTACTATTGCTGCTGGTGTGGCAGATGCTAACGATGTTACCTTTACTGCAATTTCTGGTAACACAGTAGAAGCTATCGGTATCATTCGTGATACTGGTACAGCGTCTACTTCTGAAATGGTAGCAATCATTACCGGCAAGCAGATTGTTACCTGTAATACTACACTATCTGCTGGTACTGCGTTACTTGTAGAACCGATTAAATACGGTATCCCGAACGGCACTGTGCTGGCCTTCTCAGGTGGGCAGAATGCTACACTGACCGCCTTGGCTAACGCTGGTGATCGAGTTTTGACCGTATCGTCAACTACAGTTAACATTGGTACACGAGCACTTGCCCCGGCTACTGGCTCAGGTCTTCCTGTTACTCCTAATGGTGGCAACATTGTAGTAACATGGGACAATGGTGTCAACAAGATCTTTAAGCTATAGGAGTATAAATGAGTCTTCAGACTTGGGAAGAAACGCTTGTTTCCCAACGTGTCGATAGTCCACTACAAACTACTTTCACTACAGCCAAATCAATTTTTGGTGTTGATGGTACTGACCAGTCTGCGCACTGTAAGTATACAGTACCACCAAACTTTTTTGTGCCAGGAAAAGCACTTAACATTCAGCTTCGTGGTGATATTTCCAATATTGTTACTACTCCTGGAACGATTACGTTTCAGGTAATGCTTGGTGCAGTGATTGCCTTCACGTCTGGTGCAATCAACCTCTCGACTACTGCTCACACCACGTTACCATTCTGGCTTGATTTTGATTTAACATGTCAAGTTGATGGTGGTGGTACCCAAGCTAAACTTATGGGTCAGGGCATGATGATTTCAAATACAATTGCCAACACTTCCGTTGCAGACTCAGTTGCTAACACACTACCAACATTGCTGCTACCAAATACTACACCTGCACAGGGCACTGGCTTTGATTCAACTACATCACAAAAAATAGACATCTTCGTTGGATTCTCAGTTTCTAATGCTGGTAATGGTGTTCGGGCTCGGCAGTATCGCCTTCGCGCAATGAATTAAGATGTTATCTTATTTGGCGGTGATAGGATAGGAGGTTAAGCAGTGACCTCAATCTCTAGTATTACCACCGCCACCAATAATGGTACATCAGCTACCATTTCGGTAACTACTAGTGAATCACCAGTTACCACTAAAGTCGGCGACTTAGTTATCGTCATACACAGCAATGACTTCTATACATTATCAGCCATGCCAACACCGACGGCAACTGGATCTCCCACATTAACTAATATTGTCGACGCTGATGGTGGAACTAATCAGGCACATATTCGATCATGGCGTTATGTAGCTAATACTGCTGGTGCGCAAACAGTTTCTGTAACGGAAACTGGTGCGCATGATGAAGAAAAATTCATGGCTGTGTACGTGCTTTCGGGTGCAAATACCAGCAACCCGATTGATGGCACACCAGCTAGCAACTTCTCAACGACTCAACAAACCAATCAAGTCTGTAATGGTATTACAGTTACTAATTCTGATTCATTTTGTATACAATCATTGGCTGCTGGTACTGGTGTCGCTGCACCTAGCTATACTCCACCAGGTGGTACGACTAAACAATATGATCAAAATGTTGGTGGTGGTTCTCACGGTGGTGGAACCATTCAACTGTCTGCTTCTGGTGCTACTGGTAACTTTACGTGGACTATTCCGCCATCTGGTACACCATATGCTTCAGTTACGTTTGCAATTGCTAATGGCACAACACCAGCTGTATTGGGAATGCAATCTACTAATAGACACCCAGGACGTGGAACTGGTGTAGCAAGATTCATTCAAACCAGAGCATCATTCGAAACTGTTCAAACCGCAGTTGATCAAACTGTAACTGCTAATGGTATATCCGGTTCGGAAATACTAGGTAACACCTTAACAGCGCCCGCAATTCCAGCAAACGCAATACCAGGGTCTGAAAGATTTGGCGCTGCGCTTACTGCGCCCAGCATTACCACAGGTATAACTACATCTGAAGGTCTTGGTTCACCAACTATAACACTTACCGTTACATCCAACTCAATTACTTCTAATGAAACTTTCGGTGCTGCTACTGTAGCTCAGGGTGTTTCTGACAATAGCATTACTAGCAATGAGGTTTTTGGGGCTGCCTCTGTTTCATTGACAGTTCCGGCAAATAGTATAACAAGCAGCGAACGTGTCGGTTCACCTGTGGTGTCTCTGACAGTAACCCCACAGGCAATAACAACGAATGAGCAATTTGGTAGCGCCAGTGTCTCAATTGGAGTAAATCCACAAGGTATTACATCTAATGAGCGACTTGGTTCTCCAACAATAACACTTACGGTTACTGCTAATAGTATTTCAAGTTCTGAGATAGCTGGCAATCCGAATATCGCGGCCGCTAGCTCCGTTACGCCACAGGCAATTAACAGCGCTGAGCAGGTCGGTCAGCCGGCCGTAACGGCTACCTACACGATAAATGCTCATGGTATTCCGTCTAGTGAGTCAATTGGTAATTCAACTGTTACATTAACAGTCGCAGCTAATAACATATCAAGCAACGAACGTGTTGGTAATCCTGGTATCCAAGTTATCGTAGCAGCTAACGCAGGTAGTATTTCGTCTAGTGAAACGTTTGGTAATGCTACTGTATCTAGTACATATACTGTAACTGCAAATGGTATTACTAGCGAAAACAAAATTGGAAATGCGAGTGTAGCTGCGGCAGCCGTTATAACTGCTGGTTCAATTACTTCAAGTGAAACTTTCGGAAAACCTGCTGTAACAACTGGTGCTGTCACAGTACAAGTACAAAGTATTTCATCAAGTGAACAATTCGGTAGATCCATTGTTTCACTAGGTTTACTTGCTTCAACCATTCAGGCACAAAGTATAACTAGTGAGAATAGATTTGGAACTCCATTTGTTGGACCAGAGGTAGATGACGCTATTATCTGGCGTGCTGATAGAAACGTTGTTTATGTAGAAGATGCAGATGTAGATTCTACTGTGGCAATCGATGTTGTTGTTTATGAACGAGATGACTTAATAGATGCAATTACTGGACCTGATGTAATTTAGCACAAACACGAAAAGGGCGGTCTTCCTCTAATGGAAGCCGCCCTTTTCTTTACAAAGATTTTAGTTTTTCTGTTGCTTCTTCCATCCATATCTTGTTCTTCATTCGATGTCGGAATAAAAGTCTCATCGCATCGTTTCCATGTGGATGACCAATATTATATACACCCATTACCTTGAGTTTTTTATCATCCCAGAAGCCTTTGCCATCACTTGGTGTTATCTTAATCACTTCTAAACAATTTAGTTGTGCATAAAGTTCAATCACACCAATATACTCAACGCCGGTGAACACAACACCTTTCATGTTCTGGCGGAAGTGAAAAGCTTCGTAGATTATGGTTTTAGGTTGAAGTGCTGATAATACATCATATAAAGTTTCATGCGGATGTGGATAAAGGTCTGCTCTTACTTCAAATGATCTATATTCATCACTTGTCTTGGTAGCGAATCCTGTGGTGGTTCCTGGGTCTAGCGCGCAAATGTCAGCCATTTAGGTTTAATCCACCTCGCATTTTCTTTTTAGCTAAACTAAGTTTTACACGCTCTAAAAAGTCATCAGCCTTAGCTTTGCAGTTGCCACATCCACATAAATCTTCTATTGGTATGTTGATATGACAGGTATGACAATGAGCTGAATCGGCTAAACAGCACTTACAATTTGTACATAAGGCTGTTAGAACTTCATTGTTAAGCTTAGTTAGTGATGCTGCCATAATTATTCCTTGGGATTGGTGGTTGCTGCACTAACTATATCCTTATCTGGTGCAGTCGTGATGGCTTCACCAGCAGCTACTATTTGAGGGTTATTAATTGGGTCAGGTACGTAGACTGCTACCCTCGCGTTTGGAGTAACAGCCGGTCGTGTCCAAACGGCTTGAATTACTGCAAGTATCGCGGCAATAAATCCAATTAACGAGTTTGGCACCTCAGGCGATAAAACTATGCCAATTGAAGATAGTAATAGTACTAACGCCATTATGGCACCACGCAATAATGCTGGGTCAAGATGAACTAACTTCCACCAAAAATTATCCTTAGGATTTTCCTGTGGATTCGTCATTATTACTCCTGTCCACGGTATATGGTTGGTAAATCTCTTCTCTTAATCTGTGATGGTGGATCTAATTCATTTGCAATAGACCGTAGAGTGTCAGCAACTACTTTTGCACTTTCAGAAGTAAAGTCATAAATAGTTTGCATATAAGAGGTAGCTCTTGGTTCATCTGGCGTTTCATCTGGAGTAAGTCGTTGAACTATTACTTTATACATCATGCCAAACCATCTATTCTTGTTTCATAGTAGATTACTGGCTTACCAAAATTACTTGGAAATGCAACTTTGGCATGTGGAAACATTGCTCTTGGTTCAATGGTAACTTCAAACTCTACTTCATGGGAAAGTCTTTTGAATCTTACTTTCTTAAATGGCATCCACCATCTACTAATATAAGTATATTTAAAGTGATCCCACCAAGTACAATAATGTGTTGACGTTACAGTTTTAGTTCTTCTTATTGTTTGAGGTTCACCAGTTGCCGCAGTTAGCACATATGCTTTTAATGTTATAACGAGTTGATCTAAAGATTGATCAAGCACAATCTTTGGATCTACACATACTTCTAGTTCTCTTCTGCTGACTAGTTTAGTAAACCCGACATTTTTCCATTGAGCTAATTGTTCATGTGGCATTGTTGCTTCAGTTGGAGATTTATCCATTGTCATTGCCATCAAGCATCAATCTATCTGCCAACTTGCGATGAATTTCGATAATACCAATTATCTTGTACCAAGGCAAATCACCGTCTGTGAATAACACAGGATGGTTAGTCAGTACTACTCCGTCATCAGTTATACGCTGAGACACTGACAATATTACATACTCTTGCAGCATTTCACCTGGATCTACAACTCCATATGCTTCAAGAGCATTTTGAATTGCAGCAGTAAGTGCTTCATCGGCTTTAACTTGCGCATCAGTTCTGTTCATTAACATTTTTCCTAGTTCCATCCTCATTGAATAGTGAGCAATCACCTGGACAACACTGGTGATAGTCAGGCATACACTCTGTGCATGACCATTGATTTTTTGCTTTATGTTTTGTATAGTGTAATTTCATTTGTACATTACAAAGTCGCCAGAAATGACCTTGCGTATTATTGCCAGTGTGATGACCACATCTAGCACATATTAGACAACGACAGGTATATCCACCATGACCGTCACTATAAACAGGTGGACGTTCTGCGTCACATCCTTCTACTCTTGGTACACCATGTTTATCTTTGATCAAATTGTTTGAACTCATCTAACAATTCCTTCGCAAAATCTTCTTCACCAAAGAATGCACGTTCAAGTGTATCAAGTGGCATTACACATTCATTTAATTCAAAATCCCATAGAGATCCTTCCTTAGTACAGAAGAGTCCAAATGGATGATACATCTTGATTAGTTCTGGTGATATAGAATTTTCATGTTGTTGACAGGCGAGTACACCTGGGTAAAAACCTTGACCATCTAATGTATTCAACATAAAATGTCTTGTTACTGGAGATTTGTTACATTCGTATTCTGATTCAAAATTTGGACTTGAATTATAACCACAACTATTTCCATTCCAACCTCGCATAGGACCTACTCGGTCATCCATGGTTCATCCCAATCAAGTACTGGAATATCTTTGTGAAATCCTTGCAGCGAATTAACTACCCAATCAAGTTTGTCTGTCGGACATGTAGCTATTAATTCCGGCTCACGCATATAATTTTCGGTGTATATCTCGTTGCCTTTAACTCTGAAGCATTTCAATGGTGTCATAGCTACCATGGCAGTCCTCGCAAATCTGATTCATGTGCCCAATCTTGGGTATAGTTACATTTTTCAGTTGGACAAATCCAACCATCAACCGTAGCTTCTAGTACGTGGCTGCTATCATATCCACAGGTGTATGGATGCCTACGATAATCCCGTTGGGATTCGTTTAAATTGTAGACTTGTTGCTCAGTCCACGGTGCTCGTGTCATCACCAAGGCCACTTTCCTATTATATAAAATCTTGCATAGTGTTTGGAGCCACAGCAATTAGTTGTTTTAGTATTTGTTTCGCCAATTCTTGAATTTCACCATCAGCAGCAGGATGATTTCGTTTTTGAATCACTTCGCGCCAAGCTCGCATGTTTCCAGTGACAATTAATTTAGTTTCTGTAGCATTTGGTAATACCGATCTAGCAACTTGACGTGCGTATTTGCGTGAGACACCTTGTTGACTTAACAATTCGACAATAGACGAATATTTGCGTTTAGCATCTTCCATTGTATTTCTTAGTACTGTATCAAGAATATCATAGGTAGTTGATGAATTTAAATTTGGAGGAATAATATATTTTGCTGCTGATTCATCTACATAACGCTGAGATAATTGCGAATAAGAAAGATGTCTGTGTCTAATTAATTCATGAGTTAGTGATCTTGATATTTCAGCAATATAGAATGAAGCTGAAGCGTGCTCTAGCACCGATGCATGGTTACTACTAATAATGTTGGCTAAATAATTTTTATTGAGTTTTGTCTTTTCATTAGGTCTATCCCATGATTGATAACATAGTCTGCCTGCAAATTCGGCCAATAAATCTGCATCAGTAATATCACTATCAATTGGAAATTCCTGCGGAATCCAACCAGCAATTGGAAGTACTGGTAAATTTACCATTGTATAGGCTACTAATGTTACAATCATTACCAAGGCCACTTTCCTATTAACCAGCTAGGACGTTGTTCTTCATTGCTTGCTGCTCTAGGGTTATCTGGATTTAAACCCCATTCGTAACTCCAGTTGCAATCTTCATTTTCACAATATAGGTCACCAGCAGAACCACAGTTCATGCAAGATACCCAATGTCCATCGCCTCGCTGATAAGTGTGACAAGAGTTACCAACCCAAATTGGTGAAGTTCCACATTTTGGACATGGTGCATCTATATATGGATCATATTTTCCTTCAACAAAAATCATTTGTGTTCGTTCTGGTTCTTGTTTTGTAGTCCTCTTTAAAAAATTCAACATTACAGATCACTCCATCGCTTTCCAATCGAAACATCTACTGCGAATGGTACGTAATCAGTAAATGTAGTAGCTGCTTTAACCATTGATTCACGAGCGATCTCAATTACTTCATCTGCATTTTCTTCTTTACATTCAAAGATCATCGCGTCGTGAATAGTTAATCTAGTAATTGCTCGACCACGAAGCTTTGGCTGTAAATCAATGAGTGAAGTCAGGCAGATATCACTTGCAATTGATTGTGGTAGAAAGCTCAATCCTTCATTGAGAACGTCATGTCTGTTTTGATCAGTGATCAGCCAGAACGAACGTTTACGTCCAAATGGCGTGAGAAGATCATCACCATTAAGAATTTGGTTTTTAACGGCTGTTTGCCACTGGATAACCTTAGAAATTAGCGTGTTAAACTCACGCATTAGAATCTTGGTTTCCGTGAGAGAAATGCTAGAGCCTTGTTGTTGTAGCTCCTGGCAAATAGCTTCTACACCGCGACCATAAGCATTGCCATAGAAGATGGACTTCATGCTTACGCGATTTTCTTTACTCCATTTACCTACACCGTAGATATCATTGCAAAGTTCATTGAAGATATCACGATCTGGGTCGCGGAAGATATTAGCTAAATACTCGTCTTGCGCCAAAGTCGTAATAACACGACCTTCTGCTTGTTTGTAGTCAAGCTGAATAAGCACATTCGCTTCATCTTCCACGGTGAATTGATGCTTGATCCGCTTATCCCTGACAATATTTTGCATGTTCGGGTTCTTAGAAGCAAGACGGCCTGACGTCGTACCATGGAGTGTGTACGTGGTGAATACCTTATCACCGTATATTCTTTTTTGGAAGCCTTTGACATACGTACCATTAAGCTTCGTTCTACGGCGATGTAAGAGAAGTTGACTAATGAATGTTCTAACGGTTCCTGAGATTGCATCTTTTTGAAGTAGTCTTTCTAGGAGATCCTTATTTGTAGAAGGTAGAATCATACCTTGTTCGGCAAACCATCTAGTGATTTGCAACGGTGAACGCGGGTTTAGTGCCCTACCTGTGGTGTTTGCTATCTCACCTTCGAATTCAAATAGTTCTTTTTCTAAGATTGCTTGCAGTTCTATACTGTATTTTTCATCAAATGACATTCCAGCACGTTCTAAGAACATCAACGCATTGGATGCCTTGATTAAGAAATCGTGTTCGAAACGTTCTCTTTCGGTGAACCGCTCACTAAACAAACGCCACAGATCGTAGGTGACCGTGACATCATAAGCGTTATATTTGTATAGAACACTCCTCGGGATGTCAGCATAGTTTCCACCTCTTGGAATATATTTGTGAATCTCCGACTCCCAGTCCGGAGTGCCCAACAACTCAATCCCAAGCTTTTTAAGTCCATGCTGTCCGGGTCGTTCGTCAAGACAATAAGACATGAGCATTGTGTCGGCATAGGCTTCTAACTCACCGAAGTGGGGGTACAATCCTGCCAGGTCAAATTTAGCATTGTGCGCAATAATAGGACGGGATCGTAAATATCTTGCGAACAAAGGCGAAACTTTTGCATCCGTAAGTCCACGTCCAGAGAATACGACTGCTTTTCCGGGTCTATAGCAGATACCCACGCATAGCAAACCATATTGATCTGGGTGGACGTAAGTGTTGTCTTTTTCAATGCCACACTCAATATCGATAACGATAGGTCCCTCAACTGTTTCCAGTCTTTGGATTGCTTCTCTAGTCGCATCTGGAGAGTCAAACGAAACGAATTGAGGCTCACTCCAATTTGCATATGTTGTTCCTCGTAATTTGGCCGTATCTGATACAAATGATGGGAATGCGTCTGGCGCACGCAAGCAATATGCTGGATGCCAAGTTGCAACTACAGACACACGTTCGTCTTCTATATATGGTTTTGGCGCACCGATACGCAAAGATGATATTTTCTTCTTTGGATTAATTAAAGCGCTGGCTGCGGTACCTCCGACCGCTAAAATCTTTTCTACGCCGCTGTGAGCTAGCTCGGCATCGAGCCTAGGCTTGCACGCGGCGACCGCAGCTTTCGGTGGATCATCGTTATTCTCTGGTCTACACAAACAAATGTTGGTAACCATGACATCTTGTCGATGATACCCATTGTGTTGAAGTACTTGATCTAGTAATTTACCAGATGGACCAGTAAATGGAATACCTCGAACAGCCTCATATGCGCCCGGCGCTTCTCCTATGATGGCGAGCTTAGCTCTTGGCTGTGGGTTTTGGGTAGGCACGAATGGTGCGGTTTGAAAAGGACATTCCCAACATTTAGCATATGGCGCCTTGGAATGGCGCATCTCATCAGGCATTAACTACCTACTGTTCTACTAAAATTTTCTCCGCTGTAGAACCAAAAATCAAATCATTAGATCCTAGTAACTCAACATCAACCCATAATAATTCATGGCCATCGCAGTAGACATAGTTTAATTCATTAGAAAGATCTTTAACAACTTGAGGTAGATTTGCACCCTCTCTTACGTTATCTTTCAACCATGCATTAACCTTTTCTTTCAAGGTTACTGTGTTGAATGGAATAGTGTCTAATGGTCCATGAAATTTAACAGTTATTCGATGTGTTCCGTGGGTAACTCTTATTCCTATATAAGGCATTATACATTTCCAATGTATCTCGGTTGTCCACCCATGTTGACAGCATAGGCAAGCCGACGCTGGACAATGGTAGTCATTAAAGACTCCATTCTCTTAGCATCCAACTTGAAGATTCTCATTATTTCAGATCTGGAAATTCCATTAGATCCAGCCTTGTTGATTATCTCCAGAATTGAATCAACCATACGTTCGTCTTGACTCTTGCCAACTCCATTAACGATCTCACTAGCGTATGTATACCAGTGACGACCATAGTAAATTGCATGTAGTATGTCATCTAATTCAACTACTATATCTCCAGTCTCACCCTGACGCGACGCAGCTATTAACAATGCTGCTTTTAGTATTGATTTAGCTAGTCGGTCATACATTGGTGTTAAATGACTTAATCCTGTTTCCATAGCAGCATTTGTAAGCGTTGTTTCTAATTCGTTGTATCTATCCCATGCCTGTGGGGTTAGCGTTGCATTAAATTCAGGTTTGATATTAGCAGATCTATTACCATCAGGCATTGCAACTAATCTAGGTGAATTAAAGTTCACATCTAATGTGAATAATTCTTCCTTGATCTTTTCTTTTTCTTCCATGTTGATTGCTACCGGCGGACCCACAGGACGTACTCTAGTGGGATCAGCCTTAGCGGTAATGAAGATAAATCTTGGTACGAAACCGCTATTAATGTGTTCGTCATTAAGAATGGATACCATTTTGGTTTTGGTTGCACCAGCATAAATTATGAAGATTGGATTCTTAATGATGATCTCTTCTTTACGAAGAAGACGCTTTAGATTATCTCCATCATATAGCTTAGTTAGATGTTCTGCCATGCCAGCCATATAATCTTTGTGAGCCATGGCATCTAGCAAACCATTGAATTCATCACGGTGATAAATCGATGGCTTACCAGTACGATCCTTCATTGCTGAAAGAATACCTTCTGGTGAACCATCGGTACCCATGATGGCATCCGGATTAATTTCATAAAGTAGGTTTAAAGCCAACTTCATTGAAGTGGTTTTTCTGGTGAGCGTTGTGTCTGCAACGATCATGAACCACATGTTTGGGATTACAGTTCCGAATGACGTAGGTAGGCGAACTGAGCCAGAAATGATAGCGCTCAATATGATGAACGCACCAGCTTGGTGATATTGTGGTGCTGAGTCTGTTAAGCTTGATGCCCAATCTATATATCTTTCGATGAAAGTTTTGCGAGCTTGTACTTTGCGTGTTTCTTCATCACTTATTAAGTCAGGTATTACTGCTGTGGGAGTTGGTACTAAATTGTGAAATTCAGCTTCTTTTACAAAGATTTTTTGAACTTCACTCCACATGTTACTTTGTGGTCGACCATCGCGCTTGTATTTATTACACTTGGCATCCCACATGATAACGAATGTCTCTTCTTGAGACATTCCAGCTTCAGCACAAAGATTTCCTAGCTTCCATTGTGCTGCACTCCAGTCCTCATCGGTTTCTGGAACTAAGTCGAATAAGCCAAAGGCTTGTGGATTAAGGGTTCGACGATAGCGCTGGAGAATATCAATTGCTGACTCTTGTGGCAAGTCCTTAGGACTCGGCATAGAAGCTGTAGTGTGAGCAAGCGCTTTGTACATGGGATAAACGTCAAAATCTTTTGGTCTATATAGTGCAGTATTTGTTGCCTGCACAATGACCATTGGAGCATTTTGAATATCACCATATTTGTAGTTTGGTGTATATGGGACTCTTAGTAGTTGTGTTAAATCCCAACCGCTACGGTCTGCTCCTTTATTTGCATGGAAATAAGCAATTCTCATGCAAATTGATTCGGCTTCATGTGGGTCCATTGGTGACGCTAAACGCCACAGAGCCTGCCATCTTCCAGCACTTGTTTGCATTACAATGGAGGCCGGAACTTGCAAGAGATCAGGGCTACATTCGTCTAGGTCCGCCCATAACGATGTGCATTCAGAGACATCGTCCTTCTTGCGTCTTTGTACTTTTAGTAGTTGAGGACAAAAGTAGACGTGAGTTAGAGTATTAGCTTTTTCATTGATATCCTCACACATTTCGTGTAGTTGCTCAGGATAATGAAAAAACTTCTCTTCGAAACTCCTATCTAAATGGCTTTTATACGCAATACAAACATAGCCAGATTCATCTCCAAATACTAATCTAAAGAAATCGCGCCGACGCTCTCGTGTAATTTCAACTGCGTCTCGGAAGGTGGAGTATGCTTGCATTTTTTGCACGCCTACCCCTTAGTATAAAACACAGCCACCAATAGCTCTAGGTTAGAGCTATTGATGACTGCGTTGAACTAATTATTATTTAGGAAGAAGAGTATTTCCGCTAGACTTACTCTTCACGTCGGCTGCCTTTTTGAAACCCTTAACCTCAAAACGCTCTGATAGTTCTGTACCATCATCCAATGTTCTTGCTGGCTGCTTGAATCCCTTAACTACAACTGATTCCCCTAGCAGCTTCTCAAGTGGTGGAACAGTAAAATCACCAGCGTTAGGATCATATCCAAGTGCCCGCATTAGCTGAGCAAGTGTGTAGAGAGAACCATCAAAAAGCATGATTGAGGAAAGAAGACTAGTACCAGCGTAGGCGCCTTCTTGAATGACTAGGGTTAGCTGCCAAAATGGCTTGCCAACATTGGGCTTACCCGGCTTAACGTACTTAATCTTACCATCCGTGATATTAACTAAATACTCACCAGATGGAGGAACTTCGCGTACCTTGGAAGTTGCTTCTTCATTAGTAAAATTAACTTTCAATGGCTGTGTCATTAACCTTTAGTCCTTTGACTGCGTTCCAGATGGCTGACATTGTTGGTTTTTGTATGACCTGAGCTAGTTTGTTAGTTCTATCTTTAGCTACAGTGTCTTGAGTGGCCCCACACAGTAACGCTCGTATATTATCTCCTTCATGTTCTATGTTGTAGAGATAAGCCACGATGTCTAGGAATCCAGCAACCTCATCGGCCACCTTGCCTGATAAATATGGCTTTCTTCTTATAGCACCTGTCATTTGATTTCTGTCTGTTTTGCCAAGTGCCGTAAAAATGGTGTTTACTGGTAAATCACGGAAAGCTCTTACAAATTTGCGGGTTTGCTCAATGTTGATATTCCATTCTCGAATACCAGGAACATCGGCGTCACGCTCTTGATGTTCTTCTACCAGTCTCTTCATGATTTTGTCCATTGACATCTTCTGTACCTCAGTAAGACTGTCAATGACAATTGTGTTGAATCCATGATTACCCGCATATAGCTCGTCATACACTAGTTGCATGTCTGACCAGGATTTAATTCTTATGGATTCAACATCTGGGTAGAAGTCTTTCAACGATAACATTCCGCCTTCAATGTCAAGGAATAATACCCTGCGCATTTCAGGCACATCATCTGATGATCCGGCCAGTGTAGTCTTACCAACACCACTATCACCATATACTAACATATTAAAGTGTGGTGGTTGATCAGATACTTTTGTAACTGGCAAACCTGCGATTTTAGTCAAAGACATCCAATATCCTTAATGTACCATTTGTCCGAATTGGTTGCTTTGTCTGTAATTTTCGTTGAATAGCTTAGTGTATCACCGCAGGTCAGCCAGCACAAGCCGTCTAGAGATCAGACTTCGTCAATTTTCACTATTCGTTATCGTCGTATTCTTCTTCGTTTTCATCATCGTCATCGTCCTCATCTTCTTCGTTATCGAAGTCATAAGGACCGTCAGTATCCTCTTCTAGGTCGAAGTTGTCACTATCGACCATGGTCTTTACGTTCTCTTCTGGTTCATTCATTTGGTTTCTTCTTTCTCTTTGTATATTTCTCTTACTGGACGGTGGCCGCAGTCACACCAAGTGCCACCCTTACAACGTACAGGTTGATAATCATGATCATAATTGCGGCAATGCTCACATACAAAATTCATATCATGATCCCACCATTACTCATTAGTGAGTATTACCTTGACGTAATAAAGTGTTACATCACTTAGAACGTCTGCATACACATGCTCAACATTAGTAACTCTAAAGGTGCGTCGTGTGTGTCTAATTTGATCTAAGGTTACTAATTCATCAACTCTTGGAATTGGTCGATAAATAGAATCCGCACTGATTGGTGTTTTAGCTATTTCATTAAGTTTGGAATTTTCTTTGTCTAATGTGTAAAAGATTATTTGCATTAATCAGTTTCCTCAGGTTTTGTTTCCCATGATTCCGGTAGGGTAGTGTCGGGTGAGCCATGTGTTAATGCGCGCCGCTTCAAGATGATCGTAATAGAGACCACGACAAACGAGATGACTCCAGCAATAAGTCCCGTCCTTAGCATACGAAGCTTTAAGGGCACGGAACTTCCAGTAGGCTTTAAACTTGCATCTTCCCGATTTTCCATCACACTGCCTCGGCACTTTCAGTTGAGTTACCCATGGCATTTCAGAAGCTACTCGCTTCCTCACTACTAAGGTTGAATTCATCTTTTATAGATCCATCTGGGTAAAAGATTCTGAGTTTACGTTTTGTTTGTCGAGCATAGTTGATGGTATACCAAGTACCAGAGTGAAGTTTTGGGCTCATACTGTCTGGAAATGCAAGTAGTCTTTCACAATCATCAACTATAGCTCTATTTCTGGCTAGATATCCACGAGCAGTCATTAAATCATTCGAAAGATCAACGGCTATTGTTGATAAATAAGTTTTGTTAAGTGGTGGATATCCTATTATCCAAGTATAACCAACACCATTTAATAAAATTGTTAATTCTTCATCTACACCAACACAACAGCCTTGGCGAAATGTTATTGGTTGTGAATGAATACTTAACACTCCACAATAATTCTCAGCTCCTGAGCGCTGTAGTTGGTTCATACCATGACGAGAACCAGTAACGCCTAGGTTAATCATTTTGTTATCCTAAGCACCTTAATGATAAAGTCAAGAATCTTGTTAACGATATAAAGTAACCAAAGCTTCATTCCGCACTGTCCGCGTAATCCTGTGAGATTCCATGTCCAATCGGATTAGCTTTGAAATCACGTTTCTTGACTTCTGTCCAGCGTGATTGAATTACTGTACTAAGATCAATGTCTGCTTCATTGGCAACATCACAAATCTTAATAAACACGTCGCCAAGTTCTTTCTTGATTTCTTCTTGCCATTCAGTGTATGAGCCACGAACTTGTTGGTATTGTTTGAGAATGGCTCGACATAGCTCACCAACTTCTTCCGCTAGTCCTACTACGGCTGACATTGGTGTACCCTTGCCAAAGTTATGTTCTACCCATTTTTCTACTTCGAATTGGTAATCTTCAATGTTCATCTTTATCCTTAGGAGCTAACAATGGACGAAGCCTAGCTATTTGATGGTCTGTCAAAGGTGGCGCGTTATCAACCAACTTCTTGATATACTCATCAATGTCTATTACAGGCTTAGGCTTTGGCTTTGTCACGATCATCCCAACGCTTATTTGTCAGACGCTGAATCACGCTTACCACCTGGATCCTTTATATCTTGATCCGTTCTACGTGGATTATCTTTCTTACCATCAGTTCTGGTGTGGTCTGGCTTCGGGTCTTTACTCATCATTTCACCTCACAACAAATAAGAGCATTCCAACATACACCACTAGTCCTCCACATCCCACAGTTAAGATGAGAGCAAGTATGAAGGATGCTACGTATTTCACTGAGATAGGGATTTTTCTGTCAATGCGCTTAATAACACTTTAACCATAGTAGCTAATGTAGATTCAATGGTTGGGCCAATTGCTTCCCAACCGTTATCATTAGTACGGGCATAAGCATACCAATAACCATGCGGATATTGGTTAGATGATGCTGGATCAAAATCTAATTTAAAAGAATTAAATTCTGTCATGTCTTTTATGTCATCCTTAACTATAAACTCACTCAGTACTCGCTTCTTTTTCCTCGTAATAATGTAGTTCTTTCTTCTCAAACATTGTACTAAGTGTATACAGGTAATCTTCACCCATATTTTGACCTAGACAAGGTTGTCTAAAAGAACACCAAGTACAAGAGAATCGTCCTGGCTGTGGATAAACCCGAGGTTCATCAATCATATCTAACGCTTCAAGTGCAATGACCTTACCGGCATTCTCAACTTCAGCTTCATTCTTATGAATTTGATGGCGCTGCGTAAATCCTGGACCTTCACTAGATAACCAATGTAGGTATTCATCGTATAGACCCATTTGCCAACCGTTAATATCATGTTTTTGTATTGTCTTAAGCGCTAGTTCTGGCGTGGTCATCGTCAGCTTGTTGGTCGAGACTAGCCGACCTTTGTAGGCTCGTTTAAGCACCTCAGGTGCTTGTGGGAACGTCTTTTTTATCTCGACGTAGACGAATCCGGCCACGGAAATTCCAAGCGTAGATAATGCCCAAATGTAAGAGACTATCTGGTCATCTAGCTGTAGGAAAGAAGCTTCTTGGTCTTCATCTAATAAACGTGCGGTTGTTTTCCAGTCGACAATCCAGTATCGTCCTAGTTCATCTTGGAATAATGCGTCGAGTCGACCGCCATACGTTACTGGCAAACCTTTCCAATATTTAGAATTTTTACCAAGATCCAATAATGTTACAGTTTTACCATTATGATCAATATATTGTATATCCAAATCTTCCTTAGAAGATTCATGTTTAATGAATTTGGTCCAGCACTGACTACACTTACACCACAATTGTTCATTGGTGTCAGGATGCTTAATAGGAACTTCAAATCCTACTTCAACTCTGATTGGTGTCCAGCGCTTGTCATAGTGAGGTGACATGTTGTTACAGTAATACCGAATCATGTTCAAGCCTAGATCAACTCTAGTCTTATATGATTCGAGAATTGTCACATCTGGATCTGAATTCATTTTTTGATAAGCTTTTAGCTGCTTGCTGCATCTCGTGCGAAATGCAACAAGCGCTAAATCAGTCCGAATTTCTAATGGAGACATCCAAGTTCGAGGTTCATAGAAAATCTCCATAGCTTCATGGAATGCGACTCCAAACTCCAGTGGTTCCGCTGTTACCTGTGGGTAGTACATGTCACGGTACACCCAATGCCAACGACGTCGACACGCACGAAAAGCTCGTCGCTCGGATGTATGTATCTGGTGAGTAAGCTTGTTATCAATATACCACTGGATGTCTTGAGTCACTAATCTGGCCTTCCATAATTACCATCAACACGCGGATACAAGTGAACGTAATCTTCCCAAACTCTACCATAATTATTGGTTGACCATAGACAATATTCATCAGGTCTAAGTTCATATAGATCAATGAGTTTGACAGCACTTACAAAGTGCTCATCACCATCGTTTCGTGATATAACAAATCCACCATGTAATGCGTACTTAGGCATGTTGCTCCTAGTTATATTTATGTCATTGCTCACCGAAATGAGCAATCACAAAATTATAACCCTCTTGCTTCTATCCTAATTCTTGCTTGTCCTTCACTACCAAAATCATAGTTAATGTTTTCAACAATAAATACAATTTCTGGATAATGCACAAAAGTAAGCCTTTGAAAGATGCCGTGTAGCATGATAATAGGCATTTGATTTGGTGTTAGTTTCTTTTTCTTAAATGGCCACATCAGTATAACTCACTGTGATCGTCAAACGATCTTGGAGTTTCAATCGGCTCTGAAATTGGCACTACCTTAATAAATTCTTGTGGAATGATTTCGAAATTGTCTACGTATTGCAGAGCCTTAACGAAGTCTTCCCATTCGTTTTCGCGAAAAGTAAGTGTACCATTGCGGCCATGAGTTGTTAGTTCATCAGTACCAGACCATACATTAACATGTACGTGTCCACCCAATTTTTGCCATCTAAGTCGAAAGTGTGTCATTATTAAGCTTCCTTACCTCTATTAAACCAAGCTGTCCTACGTTTAGTTGCTGTTTCAAAAGCGGCTAAACAAGACATTAAATACTTAGCTAAGATTATGTCTGGTGTATCTGAAAAGCTTTCTCTACTGTGTTTATTAAGTAAGTCTCTAAGCTCTTCTTCAAGAGGCATCTTCAACATCATCCAATTCTTCTATAGTTTCACCAATGCAATCATCTTTAGAGTTAGCAGTTTGTGATCTACCGCAAATACTACAAACCCAATTATGTTCGAGTGGAGGCTTATAAGTTTTACGTAGTGCTATTAATATAATATCTGTTAGTGGCAACATTTCGTCCTCTGCCACATTTTTATAAAATGATAGTTCTCTTTCGTCAATTCTAAATGAATATACTTTTTTAGTCATCGTCGCTAGGTTCTCCTGGACACTTAGATCCAATGCTTGAGTACCACATCTGGTCACAATGAAAACACATTGGACCTTCTATTGTAAGAAGATTTTCAGTATCAAAGTTTTGTTGTGATCTTGCTGGTTCTTCTACTTTGAATACAGCAACAAAAATCCAAAGATGGCGACCCGCGTATTCAGGCATGGTAGCATGAATTTTACGCGGGTCGCCTCTCTGAATAATTCCTGAATTTGTAATAAAAGCTTTATTCATCGTCATCCTCATCTAACTCTTCAAACGTTGGATCGATTTTGGTGTCACCAATTAGTCGCTTGATCCAAGACCACTTCTGCTGAATTACCTTAATTCGCTTAGCATCAATGGTATCATTAGCGAGAATGTCAATTACTTGGACGGCACTTCGTTGTCCGATTCGGTGGAGTCGGTCTTCGGCCTGGAGGTTAAGAGCATTTGACCATGACCGATCAATGAATACAACGGTACTTGCCGCAGTAAGCGTAATTCCAACCCCACCGGCAGATATAGTTCCAGCAAATACTTGAATTTTGCCCTCTTGAAAATTGGTAATAATTCTTGCCCTCTCATCGTTAGGGGTTTCACCAATGAACTTCCCACAGGTAATACCTTTCTTTTCGAGTCGAGTGGCTAGAAGCTTAATAACTTGGGCAAACTGACTGAAAACTACAATCTGCTCATTAGTTGATTGAATTATCTCAACTAATGCGTCAATTTTGGCTGAAGGTTCGGACAAAAACATTTTGCCCTTATCTTCATCAAACTCAGCAAATGCGCAAGCAAATTGCTGCAATCTGGTGAGTTGGGCAATCACCACAGGAGCAACTACAGCTTCATGTTCGTGCTCACCAATCCAAGCAAGCATGTTCTCTTTCATGGAATTGTAGGCACGACGTTGCTGTGGATGAAGATCAACTCTTACTTCTGTGTAATACTTTTCGGGAAGGTCGAACAGAACTTCTTCTTTGCGACGACGTACGTAAAAACCTTCCATTTGCCGCTGTAGTTCTTCGGCGTTGTTCACACCAATAATAGTCTTGTAACCGTTGAAGTTATCAAAGATGATATGGTTGTTGTAGTACTTCCAATAGCTACTCCAGAAATTCGGATATAGCCAATTCAAAATACTCCAAAGATCATCCGGTTTATCAAATGCAGGCGTTCCGGTTAGTGCTGTCTTGTAGCCTGTGGGAATTGCCTTCAAATGAACAGATTGCTTCGATTTTCTATTTTGTAATGCATGTGCTTCATCTGCAATAATATGGAACCACTTTACGTCTTCAAGTTCTGGAATTAAACGTAATGCTGGCCAATGCATAATGAATACATCATAAACATCATCTTCAAGCTCACTAGTGAAGTGAGTACGATCTTTGTTGTTTATAGGTAAAATTCTAAGATCAGGTGCCCACTGGAACCATGCTTTCGTCCAGGTGGACACCATGGCCAGTGGGCACACGATCAAAGTCTTTAGTTTGTAATTAGGAAACTCTGCCCGGCGACGTAAATCAAGTGCAATAGCTTCGTGAGTCTTACCAAGACCCATATCATCACCGATGAGCACAGATTGTACGCGCTGTAGTTTGTTTACTGCTTCTTCTTGAAATGGAAAAAGTTTCATGGTTGTCTCACCTCCTAATTTATCTTGTTTCCCCTCCGGTTAGTTGCTGTGATAATAGTGCTTGGTTTGCACGTTCTACAGCCTCATCGGAACGAGGTGGTAGTTTTGGAAAACTTTTAGCTCTATTGGTAGATGGTGGTGGCACTGTACCATCACGATTTACCGTGATTACATAGGTTGTGTCGTACCATCTACATCTATTGTTCATGCACCTAAAAGTGTGCAATGTATTGCCGCGTGATCCTGGTTTTACACTCTCAGCTACGCCGGGAGTTTCACAAATAGGACAACGTCTGGCTTCATCGTATGTCGTGTCCACTATGAGAATGTCCATCCAATTCCGCTGAAACAATTTTAATCGCAGCTTCCAAATTAGATACTCTAATTCGAAGATCAGCTAATTCTTGTAACGTTTGTTGCCATTTATTTGGCGCAATCCTCGAATTTGTGGAACCTTGACCTTCTCTAAAAGCGTTAAACTGTTCTACTGTTGGCTTATAGTGTAGCAGATAAACACTTTTGGAACTAGGTCCACCTCTTTTCAAAGAGGTGAAACAGCGCATTGTATTTAGTAGAACTGAGGCATCGTTAACAGCCGAACTTGATAATCCAATTTCTTTTGATATACCATTACCTCTAACGTTTCCAATAAAAAGCTGGATCAATTCATTTGGATTTTCTACTGGAAATCCATATTCAAGTAGATATTCGGCTTTAACTTCTCTACTGTTAGCAAACATATAGTTTATAATGTCTAATGCATTTCTAAATGCAACAGTGGTGCCATCTGGGCTCATTTACTTTTCCTTTGTAAAGGGAACCGGGAATGGCTCACCACTACGCCATGAAATGGCACTACGACGTGTTCCATTGACAAAATCATTCCAGGTTTTGATATAGTAAGCAAGATGCAAAACGGCATCTCTTCTAACACCAGTAGTACCCTTTGACCTAATTAGGTAATTTCTAAGTACTAGAATTGGACTATCCTTGGTTAGATTCTCGCCTGTTCTAAGCGATTCCAAGAAATCTTCATGCTGTCCTTCTGGATAAGCACGCTCACACACGTAATATCCTACAGTAGCGGCAGATGCAATCATGCCAACACCTACTAGTGGTGTACAATATGGAAGATATTCATCAATTCGAGACATCTGAACAGTTTTGAGAATCTGCTCGTTTGGTACCTTAACTCGCTTCCAGAACTTAAACTCATGCTCATCAAACAAGTAAAGCAAACGAGCACAAGCGGCTAGATGGAGTTGATTTGCATATCCAGCGATTGCAAGAATTTGCTGTGCAGACCGCGCAAGACCCATATCTAGATATTTGAAGATATCTTCATCTAGACCCCAAGTTACTTGGAATTGAATCTTAATCTTCGGTTGTGGTGGATATACGGTATCACCTTCGGTTGCACCTTCTTCGGCTGCCTGCACTAATGCAAGTAGTCGATGCTGTCCATCCGCCAAATGAGCTTTCTTGTTAAAGCCAATGCCTTGATGAGTTAGGCGCCAATTTCCCTTAAGCATTTCAAGTGCATAATTGTTTACTATTCTTATACTAACTGGTCGGTTTGTGCCATCTACTCCACGCTCGTAGGGTAGATTAGCTGCAAGAAATTCTTTAGCCTTATTAACGTCTATTACTGTAGTTTCTGTTTTCACTATTTGTACTCCATGTACGCATTAACCAATAAATTGTAGTTCTGCCTATTCCAGTCATCATAGCTAAACCTGTTACTGGTTGAGTTTTTGCGGCTAGAACGAATAAATTTGCAACTTGTTCTCTGGCTTCTATAACTTCAGTTTCTGCTGTCTTTAATCGATTTACCGCCTCCATAAGAGCCTGATTAACACTCATATTAGGCTCCAAAATTCTTGATTATATTAGTTGAATTGACGTTTAGCCAGGAATACTGAAACCAAGCACGAGTAGCTGTGGTACTAATACCACCAGATAGTGGATTACCAAAATTCAGATAAGCATTGTTTGCTGAAATTGGATTAGCCATGCCCTCTATGTATATCTGAACATTTTGTTCGTGCCGCTTTTTTGCTGCTTCTTCTTCTTGCTTTTCTTTTGCCCAAGCCAGAAGTTCCTCATCTGGTGGGAAGTTTTTGCATAATGTAGCAAAATTATTATAAAATGGTATATTATATACGTGCGCAACATCTAACAATGTTGTAAATGCCGGATCTGAATGCATTGGAAATCGAGCTATTGCTAGTATTTCTGCTTTTTCGGCTCGGAAACCTCTAGTACCTCTAGCAATTGTGCCAGTACCTTCAACCACACCAATTACCAAATGATCAGTGCTTAAACTTATACTACCGTAGGCTAAATCAGCTAAATCATCTGGTGAGTATCTAGCATAAAAACCACAGGTACATTTTGGCTCGAATTTGTGATTTGCAATTTCACCACATACAGTGGTGACTTTATTACACATTGCGTGATTCAGTCCTGGCTGCCAAGTATACCCAGCATTAATGGCATGTAAACCTGTCGCATTGACATGCCAAAACCGGTAGCCACGTAAGCTACCGGCAACTAGTGGTTTATCATCACTATACTCGTTCGAGGACAATGGGTTCCTCCTGAGGTACTTTTTCTAACCGCTCAGGTTCTACAGGTGCAGGAGTAGCATCTAGCTTTTCATAAACTGCAACTTGAACTACTTCTCCAATGTCACACATTTCATTCCTTTCTAAATATTATGTGGACCAGGCAGGAATCGAACCTACGACACGAAGATTAAGAGTCATCTGCTCTACCATTGAGCTACTGGTCCAATGTTAGCCTACTGCCATGATCATGTCAATAGCCTAACATACATTGATTAATTTAAATACTTAAAACCATGTGTAGTAGTCCCAGCGCTTTTCATACATAATAAGCGATGGTACGTAATTAGCTTCAATTTGATGCTTCCACATTAGCATTCGGCCAGTTCGACCGTTACCATCAACAAATGGATGTATATGCTCAAACCTTACATGTTCATGAATTGGATCTAAGGTGAACCAATTCAACATGTGTGTCAGCCAATCATCCATTCTTTCTTGAATTTCACGCCAATGTGGACACATTCTGCCACCAACAGTAACATTGTTGACACGGTATGATCCTGCGCCACCAGTTCTAGCCGGTAGTAGATTCTTCATGATAAGACCATGAAGATGGAGAATCATTTCTCCGGTAAATGGCATTGATTGCTTAATAAGCCATTGCCATGCGACTAAGCTTTGTTCTATTTCTCTTGGATCTGTAACACTCTCGATTAAATTCGATTGCGTGATATGTTCACGCATATCGAACTCACTCATCATCGTCGTCGTCATCTGGATCCCAACCTAGTTCATCTTCGATTTCTTGTTTAGCTTCATAAAACTGTTCTTTGGCATAGATATCATCCATTTTAGATTGAACACGTATGGGTTCAATACCAAGTACTAGTCTTTCGTAGTTCATCTTAGATGGCTTACGACATCTACTACAAACCCACAGACCTGATGAAACGTCTAGCGTAAAACCATCTTGTTTCTGCCATACACCTCTGATGATACAGTTACACCACGGGTGGATGTTCATTTCCAGTCTGTACACCATCAATAATGTCCAATTCTATTTTTGCCCAATAAGTTTTTGTAGTTCTAGTGTAATGATCAAATCTACTTTCAACATGCACCCGTAACTGGATTCGAACCAGCAACCTCATCCTTAGAAGGGATTTGCTCTATCCATTGAGCTATACGGGCTTTTTATTTAGCATTGCAATTTGTTCTTTACGCAGTTTATTGTCTGGCTTATGACCTTTTGCATAACCATCACATTTGTTGCTACCAAGTTCATCTTTCCATTTAGTGCCATCCCACCAAATATCAATGGTACATTGCACACATTCTCTAGGTTTCTGTGTGCGTGACATTTTCAGGCAAACCTACTAATCTTCTCAATCGTCTAACTTCTTCAATCGAAAGTACATTTGGTATTACGTAACGACTATTTCTACACAATTCTTTACATTCAGCGCAACGACAACCGTGAGTTTTGTAACAAGTTAAACTTGGATGGATGTGTTGTAACACCTTTGGCTCAGATTTTCCGAATTTTCGCTTTTCTCTTTTTGTCGAGGCTAATTTTTTACATTCTATACAACGACAACCATGACTCTCATAACAAGTCACGCTTGGGTGTCTATGTGGAAGTCCCATTTTTTGGTTCCCGTGCTCTCGGACGTGTCAAAATAATTCCGGCCCGCTCGCGCTTCCTAGCAGCCGTGTTGAGCGCGCGGCACGCGACACATCGGCAGCCATGTTTCTTATAGCATGTTTCACTAGGATGTTTGTGTTTTCTTGGCACGTATGGATGATGGGAGTCGAACCCATAACTAACAGTTTTTGAAACTGTTTCCTCTTCCATTGGGATACATCCATATAACCAACAGACAGCTAGAATACGTAACGCATCCAACCCGGTGGCTGCCTGTTGGAGTATTCAATTTGTTTTACATCCAGACGAAGTCATTTGGGTCGAACATTTTTCCTCATCCTTTCTACTAATTTTTTGGTGGTGGGGACAGAGCCGACCTGATCACCTTCATTGTAGCTCAGACAGATACTCTCAACTAATAGCGCTATTTATTGAAAATAGAGCTGAACAGCCTATGACACTACAATGTTATCCCCTTATTACATCGGCTAGGGCACCGCTCCATGACCTAGGTTCGAACTAAGACTACCGCATCCAGAGCGCAGCGTGCTACCATTACACCATCATGGAATATTTAGTTATTCTGGTTCATAGAAATCACATTCAGGATCGCCTGGATCACATTCGTGTCCACAATAATCACAAGCTACATCATCTGCTTGGATGTGTCCATAGCCAGGTTCACGCTCCTGTGGTGCTTTGGGATTGACTGGCAATGGTGGACTCTGATTTAAAGTATTGTGCTTACAGATACAACACTCTCGACACAAAGGCATACCCATGAGCATGTACTCTTCGTCTCTACAGATGTAGCAACTTACATAATAAACTTTGGGTTGTGAATAAATATTAGGTGATTCTAGCATCCAATATGCTGGATCGCTAGATTGCATTTTCATAGTACATCCAAATCTGTAATATCTGGAATATGTTTATTTGGCACAATGCCCTGTTCATGATGAATTATAGCAACTTCAACTAACTGTTTTAGAATTTGTACTTCATCCCATGGTAACTGCAACATCTTGGCATAACCCTTTTTGTCACTCCATAATAAAGCATATACATTTGGGTTTCCAGCACGTTCAATTAAGTCTACACTTTTATTGCGAACTCTATCACTGAAGAGATTTGTTTGCTTATCCACGAGCCGACAGGAGGAATCGAACCCCCGACATTCTCATTACAAGTGAGACACTCTTCCAACTGAGTTATGCCGGCATATTAAGTTATTATTCCATTGCTACAAGATAATCCTTCGGCAAATTCCAACCTAGAAGTGCAAGCCGGCGAATGCCATTTTTAACCATACCACTTCCTTGACCATTCATTGGTACGTTAGCTTTGGCATCAACTAAAATTGCACTAAACTTATTTTGTCCCTCGGACGTCATATATTGTACAGTATTGTGTAATACCACAACAATAGATGCACCTGAGATGGTCCAACGCTTAGTTGGCATTAACTCTTTACGATTATCTTCGTAATCATTAACATGAACATGTGGAGTTGGACAATGAATGTCACAACTGCGGCGATCAAATTTAGTAAGTGGTCTTTGCGATTTTGGCTCTACTTTTTGTCCTGTTAGAGTACAAAGACGATTTACTATTTCAAGTTGTCTAGTATCTACATATAAACTTACCTGTGGTGTTTTGCGTGCTGCGTGTGTCTTCTTGGTAATACCAGCCTTTACTTCTATTACGGCTGCAAACCAAGCAAGTTCACCAATTGTCAAGTTAGGATTTTCTATTACTGTATTTTTTCTTATTGCCATGTACCAGCGATGGGACTCGAACCCATAACCACCAATTTATAAGATTGGCTGCTCTAACCATTAGCATACGCTGGCTCAGCCCTTGCGGGCCTTTGTGTTATTTAGTTGGTTTCGGTGGTGGTGGCGGCGGTGGTTTCGGTGGACGTGGCAATGGGTTGTCAATCGGTGTCATAATTCCTACTTAGTTGGTTTCGGTGAATTTGGTGCCGGTCTTGGATCTATTGGTTTAACTGGATCTCTCGGTGGATATGGTGGATTTGGATTTGTCATGCTGAACCACTAGGATTCGAACCTAGATTCATGGAACCAAAATCCATTGGCCTGCCGTTAGCCGATGGTTCAATGCTATTGCGTGATCCATCTCGGGCTCGAACCGAGGACATGCGGATTAAAAGTCCGCCACTCTACCAACTGAGTTAATGGATCTCTCATTTTCATTTGTATTTCTTAGGAAGATAGGAAGTCATATTTACTTCCGATGCTATACGTACCCATTTATTATGGATAGCACGTAATTCACTTTCAGTAGCACGCGGTTCGTTGATATGTGCATCTAGAAAAAACTGCCAAATTTCAGGATAGTTTTTCCCAATGCACGCACCAGATTGCATGTTTGGCATTATGAACCTACTTTACTTCCATCATCTTGCCAATAAAATTCACCATTAACACCCACTGGTCGATGAACACCACAGTGTACACAATAAGTGGCGCCATAGAAACCAGGATTACGCGCGTAAGTTTCCGCAATCGGTTGACTCATTCTTGTTTCAGTACCACAGTACTCGTGGATATAAGTACGTCGTACTGGACGAACGAATCCTTTAGCTCTTTCTTCCTCAGAAAGAACCAAATAAATTTCTGCTTGTGGAATAGCTGGACCATCTAATGATTCAGCACCATGTGTGAGGCGCGGGTCATTAGGGTCTGAAGTTACATTACCCATCAGAATGCATCCCAAAGTGCAGAGTGACGATGAGGGAAATTCTGGAAATCATAATCTTCTAATTCCTCAATAGGCATTTTTAGCATTTCACTTGCTGCTAAACGCCACCGAGTGCGATCTTTACCATTTGCTTTAGCGCGATATACTTGCTCACTCTTTGGACGACCATAGATACCACTAGTGTAGTAATGTTCTCTGGTGAAGTTAAATTCACACCAGTACTGTACACCATCAAAATCACAAACACCCTTACGGTGATCGTGGTCTTCCACTCTCATCTGTGGGTTTTGCCGAAGCCTAACTTCCCACGGAGTAGTCTTATCGGTTTTAGACATGTTAGTTTGCACCAATCTGCAAACTGGACCATCCAGTTTACTATAACATGTCTTCTCCTCTCCTCATAAGCATCACCTGATACATGATACTCACAATCATCTTTCCAACAAAGATTGTCGGATCCATATAGTTTAGAGCTAGCTTCACAACTATTTGCTATTGGTACTGAATAAACTTCTGGCTCAAACTTAAGCATAACACGACTGGTCCGATTTGACAAGCCGTATATAACGTTACCAAGCCACTCAAATCGGGATAATTGGGACATAACGCCACAGCACGGACAAAAGCGATGCCAAATAAACTCATATATTGGCATCCACCACGGTACTCTAACAATCGCTAGTTTGTCACCATCTTTATGTGACAAGACATGAACTTGTAACATATGTCCTCCTCGGACCTAGATACTGTTCATGTCTGTTTCCTTTCTGCTTGATTCGGAGTTAACTTCATACACCATAAACAAAAATCATGTTCTGGACGACCACATTGATCTGCTTCTGGACTATGACCGAAGAAGAAACAAATAGTACTTTGAATTCGATCATAGATCCAACCCAAAGAGTCGACTGTTCTAGTAGATTTTTCAAATTGATCATATCTATGTTCAAACCAGAACATGATTTTTTGTTGAAATCTTTCTTTCTTATTCACGCTCCACCACCAGGATTCGAACCTAGATCAACCGATTAACAGTCGGTCGCACTGCCCTTGTGCTATGGTGGAATGATCTTTATATTTTGAAGAAACTTTTTATCTTTACGATAATGTCATATAATATTTCTTGGTTTTGAACTTGAAATTTAATTAGTTTTATTACGCGCCACCAAATTACAAAAGCAATGGCGCCAATTACTATTGTCCAACCTTTAATAGCATCCATTCGTTCGAGGTGTGGAGCTACAAGTGAATAAATGAATGCTACCGCAAGCGCTAACATGAAGAAGAGTACATGCTTACCCATAGAATCACGCCATGGTTTTAACAGCGCGTACAATATGCAAAACGTTACGAATCCAGCAACAACAATCCAAACCAGAATCATCAACACAATCTCAGGGAGAGCCATGGTTATTCCTTCTAAGCATGCTGTCGTTCATGGCTGCTGTAAAACTATCTACGCGGTACTTCACACGTCGAGCGCTCGCTACAGCTTTTGCTAGTTCTGGTAATTGTTGCTTTGTCTCAGCCAATTTTGTTTGGGCATTTTGCAATTTCTCATCTACTGAATCCTCATCAGTAAATGATGCTGCGGATCTCTCGGCTATCTTACGTTTTGTTAACCAATTCCATAGCTTCATTATAAAACCTTCTCAACCGTTTGTGGCGGTAAGGCAGCTATCATTCCTTGCGCCCGGGAGACCTCTAGAATCTGTTCTATTTTTGAAGCTAGTAAATCATTTCGTTCATCTTGCAGTTTGTTAATTGTTTCAAGCTTATCGATGTATTTGTCTTTGTCTTGCAAAGACCTTTCATATAAAGCAACTATCTTATCTACTGCTGATTTTGTATATATTGCACCACTTCGAAGACCCAGGAATAAAAGAGCCAGAAATGCACCAGCCATGCCAAATTGAAGCCATGGCACAATGTCGATGCCATTCGGTCCCATTTTTGCCTCATCTTGAATTGGTGCTCAACCGACCCCTCAGAGATTACGTCATAAAGGGCCGGCGAGACAACTAATCAGCACCATTTAATACCTCATAGCACTTCTGACAATCAAAATACACATCGTTGTCAGGATTTTGTGCATCTTCTAATGTGATGGCACGATCGCCCATGACCGCATCACCACAGAAGCTGTTCATTGTTTCTAAGTTAATAACATGTGTAGTTGGTTCATTAATTTCTGTCATGTTATTCCTTAATTGAGGTTCTAATTGTCCAGGAGTTTCCCATGGTAATGCATATCTCCATGCTGGGTTCCTAGTAATCACGGTTCCACAGTAGGATTCGAACCTACACTATCACCGTTACCGGGCTGCCTCTACCAATTGGGCTATATGGAACTTTATAGGATATGGTTACTGTTCGTTTCGAGTTGCTTTCAGTGTATACCCTAGCTGACCCTGACGAACCTGACCCATTTACTCATCTACCATCGTGGGATTTAAATCGTCGACTCCCACTCCCTCACCATATCTTACGCGATACCGACGGGATTCGAACCCGCATAATCCACCGTGACAGGGTGGTGCACTGACCATTATGCTACGGTACCTTATTTAGTTATTTGCGAATATCTATCTTATGAGAACGCAATCTGGCAACTACTGAGTTTCTAGTCCAAACTATGCCAGTTGAATTAAAATCATCTATTATTTCATTAATGACTGCGTTACGCACATTAGCTTCAATACGTGTATGATAAGCAGCTAGTACAGGTTCCATGGCTTCGATCATTTGTCCACCGACACCTGCAAAGAAATCCGCCATAGCAGATGCTTCTTCGGGAGTAAGTGTGCCATTCATGTATACACTTGCTAGGAACTTATTACGAATTGCATCGTGCGATACAACAGTCATCTTAGTTCTTCCTGTGGTGTTTATTATTGATGGTACATGTGGAGAATATCGGATTCGAACCGATCACCTCTGCCTTGCAAAAGCAGCGCTCTACCAAATGAGCTAATCCCCCAATGACATATTGGGTGTGGTCCCATACCAGAATTCTAAACCCCTATCCACAAAAGGGGTACTCTTGGCAGCGGTGCATATGTCAGACACCTCAGTGGGCATGGTTGGTATCGAACCAACTTTGCGTTATACGCATCGGTTTTACAGACCGATCCCTGGACCTCCAGGACACACCCATATTCAATTATTATTCTCTTGATTTATTATTTGGATGTTCTGGACATTTATATTGATGTTCGAATCCGCGACAACCTAAGCAATCATTGAACCAAGCTTCAATGTATCCATACCATCCACCTTTAGATCTAGATATGGTAGCATCTATCCTTTTAGCATTAGTGAATTCATCTGATCTGATAACAACAGATACAATCGAAGACATTTGTAAGAATGTTTCGGTTGGTTCATCGCTGTACCATTCGCCCCATGTTCCATCTTTTATTATTCTTGTAGCCATGTCGGGATATGCCTCAGTTCCCATCTAGCATTGGCTGATGCTCTCTTACAATCATCACATCTACAACCATATCTATACTTAGTTGTAGTTCCATGTGCAGGATCTCCATATTCTTTTTGTTCTAGCTTAGTTCTCATTGGCATTGTAATAATCTCCAATGCTATACATATATACAATTTTTGGTCGGGATAGTAGGATTTGAACCTACGGCCCCTGCGTCCCAAACGCAGTGCTCGTACCAAACTGAGCTATATCCCGTTGACTGGTGCAATGTTAGATAACGGAGGCGTAGGCACATTAGGTGACTAGACTAATGCACGGCGTTTCTATTTGCATCTAAACATTGCGGTGATTGTAGTTGGTAATGGCTTCTGCTGTCGAGCATTATTAACAGTACCTACTACAACACTTTTACCAGTTGTTGGCTACAAACCCATGCATTGATTTATAGCTACGTAGTCTCGGAGGGAGTCGAGCCCTCTTCACAGCGGTGAAAGCGCTGTATCCTAACCCATAGACGACGAGACCTTATTTAATTGGTGATAGGTTGGTAGTTTCCTTAACACTACCGGTGCCACATTTTGAGCACATATCCGCAACTCAATATGTAGTCCACCACTGCCCTTTGTGTACTGTATTTATGCGGCCCATACAGCCTTACTGGATAGGCTACCCCTATCGTTGGACACCACAGGATCGAACTGTGCACCTCTACGTTATCGGCGTAGCGCTCTAACCAAATGAGCTAGTGTCCAATAACCCTCACCCTAGACAACTGGCATTGCTAGAGACTCTTGGGCTACGCACCTGCCAGGGCACTTGCATCGCAACGAGATTAACGAGTCCCGCCCAATACCGTACAGACAGAGAGGATCGAACTCTCGCTAGTAGATTGAGAATCTACCGGTCTGCCATTAACCTATGCCTGCTCACTACCAACTAACTTAATTGATAATACTTCATTTTCTTGGGCCATGAAAATACAAACTCCACCAGCGATGAACCTAAACCAACCACCTAATTGCTTATATTCATCAGCAATTACTATAGTAGGGATAGATGGTGTCTTAACATATCTTACATCATATTTATTCATGTGCTTCCGGTGAGATTCGAACTCACACTTAAAGGATTTTAAGTCCTTCGCCTCTGCCATTGGGCTACGAAAGCTAGGTGACTATCCTTTACGGCGATAGTCGTTCCGCTTCCTGTCGGGAAGTTATATTAGATTCTACCTGCGCTAAACGCAGAAACCAATTTAGGCAAGTTTGAATCTGCGCCCGCTACGTCTAGCATACCACTATCTGTGGGATTTGCAATAGAAAATCGCGTTGGAGTACATGCAACAACAATCAACTTTGCGTCATGACCTATAAACCTGCGATAATCCTTCAATGCAACATGAGGATGTACATTACCAGCCCATGTTTCACTATCAGTCATTACCACAAAGGTATCAACGTCGATGCCACGTTCCTTGGCATATACCATTGGCAGTGAACAATCTGTACTACCAAAATTGCGATCCTTAGTTCTTTGCATTACTTCAGCTAGTGACATATTAGGTGCTATTCCCAAATCAACAAAATTCTGGGAGAATCCCATGATTTGGTAGAATGGCTCAGTTCTGGCAATCGTCATTGACATAGCTGCGCAAACTTCGGCAGCAGTTAAGTCAATGCCAGCCATCGACTGAGACATAGAACCAGAAACATCAAGAGCTATCATGGTACGCTTGTTAGCTGGTTCTACGTACTTAAAGGCACGATAGAAACCATCATCAAGTGCATTTACGATAACAGGATTAGTTGCCCAATTCTTTTCATAGGTGTGACTCCATGCGTACTTACGATCACGCTGACCACGCTGATGCACAGTAGATGCTAGCAAATACTGGAAAGGATGCAAGCGCGTACGCTGAATCATTTCCTCATCTACAAGCTTATCTGCATATGCACGAGCAAAGTGCATGTCCTCGAAAGCACCAATACGAGCAAGTCTAGTGATATTACGTACTAGAGCCTGACCGTTAAGCTGTCCATTACCGAAAAGCATCTTCCATACATCAGGAACCTTTAGGAATTGAGTAGGAATGGCTTCCCAGGGAAGATTTGGATAACGCTCTAGTGCTGAAAGCACATGTCCTATCATGGTAGATGCTTGCATCCGCTTGAATCCAGCAATTATCAGCGGATCTACATTAACTTCATTATCAAAGCCATGCACGAAATCGCCAATTGCCTTATTCAATCCCACAGGATGTGAAAGCATGAGCAAACCCTTGTGGGTCCAGCCGTTCCGTTGACGGTACTTTACCACCTGATACGCAAGGCTGTCAACATCCTTGCTAATGTACCAATCGGCAATCGCGCGCCGCTTTGCTCGTCCCCAACCACCTAGAAGTTTGATATATTCAGCAAACTCGAATAGATGAGTTGACGTGCGACACACCTTAGCTAAGTCCTGCGAAGATTTTGCCTTGCCAAAGGTAAACAGCGCGGCCAAACAAAAAATTGCAGGACTATTGCGGAAAGCACGGCCAGACTGTGAGATTTCAACTACAGTATCACGAACTAACTGCTCATCACGCTCAATTAGTTCGCGTAGAAAGTTGATGTTATCCTTAGTAAGCTTCTGCTCGTCAACATAGTATGTTCCACCTTCGGTACCCAAAATAAGAAAACGCTCTAGGCGAGTCTTATCTGTTACCTCAAACGTAAAACCACCAGCATTGTTAGCAACCTGCCGAGGATCTTCTTGCTCTGACTGTGGTATTGGTGTTCCTAGTGTTCTTGAAAATACGTTGTTTGCCATTTTTGAACGACCCCTTTCAAGGGATATATTGTGTTACATTACGTGGCATGGGTAGGATTCGAACCTACTTCCCTAGGACTGCGTAGCTTTTCCAATTAAGCCAATCCATGCCAAGTGGGGACACATGGAGTCGAACCATGTCAACTCAGACTGATCAATCTGAGGGCTAGTTTTGATCAGTATATACTAGCGTCCAAAGTCCCCTTGAATGTTGGATATAGTTTGATAATCGGGGTTTTTGATAGCTCTTGGGCTCCGAATCGAACGGAGACCTTATACTTTTCAAGTATATATGCTACCTTTTACACTACCCTAGATAACCGACTATCGATCGACCCAACAAAAATCTATTAACCTTCTGCCATGATCTGATTATCTATGTTTGCACCAGATGAATCTAGCACATTTCCAGAAATTGATAATCCGCCGCAGCCATCAGTGTGCTTAGCTGGAAAACCAGTACCAGGGAAAATAGGTCCAAATCTGTTGTTTAACAACGAACCGCGGTTCTGAGCACAGTAAACTGTGTACGAACCACCAACAAGTAAGTTGTTAGTAATTGTTAAGTTAGACTGAATTCCATGCCCAAAGTTTGGATCATTTGGGGGTCCAGAAGTAAATGTAGCATTGTCATCAGTCATTAAAACTGTGTTATGAATATACTGAATGTTGCTTTCGGAAGCAGAGCGCGCTGGCCAAACCTGAATACCATCAGTATGTGGATCTGGCGCTACACTATCACCCTTGAACATTCCATGTATATAAGAATCACGAATCGTGAAAACTGAGTTTGCGTCGCCACCGTTTTCGCAATTGCTAATATCGGCGCCAGTTACAAACAAAAATTCATCACCAAAAGCAGTACCACCATGCATACTAGGACCACAGAAAACAGACACATGATCCATAGTAGTTACGCCGCCACTATCGGCTGCACCAGCGGTTTCTACAACATAACCTGGAACATTGCAATTAACTGCAACATTCCTAAATGTTACATTTTGAGCTGTAATTACAGGACATCCAACAATAGTAACGTCATGAATTACTGCACCAGCAGTACCAAAGGTTAATGAGCCACTATATGCTGGTAGACTTCCATGCGCGCCTGCCGTTGTGGCATCAGGGAAACCACAGGAACCAGGATTAGCCGCGCAATTGTTACCAGAAGGTGGTGGACTCGTAGTAGTCGGAGGTGGAGTTGTCGTTGGTGGTGGATTAGTGGTAGTAGGTGGTGGAGTAGTAGTAGGTGGAACAGTCACCGTTGGTGATGGTGACGGAGAACCTGTTACTGTAGAACTAGGTGTTGGTGTTGGTGTTGCGGTTAGTCCTGCAATAACCTTTTGCTTGATTATAATACATTGTTGTGCTCTTGTCCGCTCAGCGGATGTAGTTGCAAATTGTAGGTCTAACTGACATTGTCTTAATAATCGTTGTGCATCGGTTAAATCTGAACTAGCATCCGCTGACGCTCGTTCATTATTTGTAAAGATAACTAATGCACCAGTAATTAATGCCATAACTGCAAACCAAATTGCAATTTTCTGCCTTGTTGAACTTATGTGCGTTTCGAGCATTGTACCTCCACTAGAAGAACTAACCGGAGATCAATGTCCAAATTATCACTTCCATTCATTTTAGCACGCGGAAGCTAAAGGAGTCGAACCCTTAGGTATTACCCTAGCCAGATTTTCAAGACCTGTTGCCCACCACTGAGCGCTAGCTTCCTTGAGATATCGGATATATTTGCGTTAATTGGATGGTCTGCAGAAACAGTTGATAACCAATTAGCTTTGACCCGATATTTAAATTAGAGTAGTTCTCCTGCTAACTTTGTCATTGCTGATTTTGCTTCATGCAGTTTAACACATAGCGGAGAATATAGAACTTTACCTGAACAATGTTGGGCAGCGTTTGCTTCTGAGTTTCTTTCCTCACGTACTATTGCCCAAATTAGTGCTTCATGTACCTTGTCAATTTCACGAATGATATCTGCTCTGTCCAATTATACAAACCTCTTAGCGGCATAGAATGAATACAAGTTGTTAATGATTACACCTTGCTTGTATCCGGCAGCTTCGACAATCTTACCATTACCAATATAGACAAACACATGACCAATGAACGGCCAAACTATATCTCCAGGTTGTAGATTGTTGCGAGACACCCGAACACCTTGGTTAGAATAAAGGATCTGTGCATCTTGATGAGGCACATTAATTCCAACCTGAGCTAGTGACATCATCACAAGACCAGAACAATCAAATGCATATGGTCCAGCAGCAGCCCAAGAATAACGCTTGCCAACCTGAGCTAATGCGTAGTTGACAATTCTTTGCGCTCTTGAAGTGTTAGCTGATGCTACTGTGGTGGTTGCCTTAATTACTGGCTTAGTTACTGGTGCCGTGGCAGGTACCGAACTAACCACAGGTGCAGTAGGTACAAAAATTTGCTGACCTACACCAAGCTGATTGCAGTTGGCAAGTTTATTATACTGACAAATACCTGGCCAATACCCAGGATTCGAATAGACAGCGTTGGAAATACCAAAAAGACTTCCATAAGGAGAAGGATACTTTTGAGTAGTAATCCAAGTGCCAATTGGCTTCGCTACGGCCACCGATTCAACAGCTTTTGCTGTTTCTGTTGCTGCCACTACCTTCTGGTCGACTATTGTCGTCGCTCCCGCAGGAGTTGCAATGGCAAAAACGCTAATACTTATGAGTAGGCTGCCTAATGAAGCTTTTATGGCAGACTTGGATCTAGACATTTATATCCTATCTCTTTGCGAAAACAGACAGGATGAGCTAGTTAGAGTTTAAAGTCTGTTTTCGCCCCTGTTTGAATATTAAATTGTATTTTAGATGCATGTTAGCTTTGTTTCACCACCCTTTTAGAGGCAAGTATACGGATCTCCCGTATCACCATACGCTAACATGCAACGTGCCAAGAGCAGGACTCGAACCTGCGCATCATGTTCTTCAGACATGCGCTCTGCCAACTGAGCTATCGAGGCAATGATAAGGATATATTTTTGTCATCGTTATTTGCTGTGATAACCGATGAACTTTGACCCTTATCTCAAAACTTAAATTCCGTCTAGAATGTCTGGTGCGGCTGTTTCTTCTGCTGTTGGTGCTGTCGTCGCTGGTGGCTCTGGCGATGCTGCCTCAACGGCAGTGTCGAGTGTAGTAAGTTGATTGCTCGCATCAGTTAGTGCAGTCTCGGCATCACTGAGTGCTGAAAGTGCACCAGTAACATCTGGCGAAGCCTGGCTAAGTAGCCGAGTAACATCCTTAACTAATTCAATCGTGTTTTTGAGCACTGTCTGAGTAGCTGTAGAAACTTCAGCTACCTTAGCAGTTAGTTCGTCGACGCCTGCCATTACCTGATCCACCTTTGCTGGTAGTTCTGGATCACTTACCACGGTAGTGTGGAAGTGTATGGTAGTAACGGATGATGGGATTCCATCTAGATGGAAGAAAACATCCATTTGACCAACTTTCTTTAGTGCAGAGCCACAGGTAGGAATTGAACCTACGAAAACAGGTTTTGCAGACCTGCGCCTTTACCATTCGGCCACAGTGGCGTGGGGTGTATGACGGGATTTGAACCCGCGAATGACTAGAGTCACATTCTAGCTCCTGATGCCTCCGGATCATACACCAGTACCAACGAGGGGAGTCGAACCCCTAACAACTAGAACCTAAATCTAGCGCCTCTGCCATTGGGCTACGTTGGCAAGTTATTAGGATTCCATTCATGGTATGTTACAGTTGAAATCCTTTTGATTGTACGAGTTAACACAGTTCTATTGCTAAATTGCAACATACATTCATCACAAATATTAATCATTAACTGGTGAATATTAGACATTGGATCCCAGACCGTACTACCATATTGTCCACTTGAGTAAAATGTAGTAGCTTCTTGTGGTTGGAAATTCCATCGGTTAGTATCTCTATCCGAGTCAGGTTTAAAGACAGGTTCCAATTCTTTATCACATTTGAAACAATTAACTGGTAGCTTCATTTTTGTCTCCAGACATAAAAAGATGGTTCCTTTTGTTATCAAGAGTAGGAACCAAAAAGCTCTCCGTCAACAAGGAATTTTTTCAGCCCGGTTACGTCTGGCTTAAAATTATGTTGACTCAAACGTTTCGACGGTTACCTTTATACCGAGGTAACAGCGGTTGCTAATTAAGTAACGCTGTATCAGTCACAGTGTAAGAACCTCGGGAGATCCATACATAACCTGTGGTGTTGTTAAATTCAACCTGGAACATTGTTGACTTATTTACGTCAGTGCCAAATCCATTGATTGTGCCAGCGAAAGCCATGATTGGGTTATTCCACTGATCGCAAAGCTGCGCTACTGCCGCAGTACCAGCAAAGTGGTTCTTGACTGAGCGCCAAGCAAAGTTTACTAATGGAACACCACGATCATTGTTTTCAATTCGAATCTTATAGAATTGCTGCGAATTGGCAAACAATGCTGGTTGAGCATTATCAGAAACGTAAACTGTCGTAAATCCTACGGTTCTTATGATACCCTTCCCACAGGAGACTTGAATAACCGAAGAATCTTCGATTTTCTTGCCATCTGAGTTATATCGATCAAACATATGATCAGTATCAAAGCCTAAACTTTCGCAATGAGCCTGATACACAAGTTGGCCATCAGTACCATAGTTATAGATGGTACCTGGTGAATTTCCCAATGCTCGCATAGCTGCCGCAATTGAATTGCTGACACTTGAGCAGCCAGATAAAGTAACTATTGCTAGCACTAGACCAGCTAGTACTACAAAACTTTTTTTCATTTTATCCTTTATTTGTTTTATTTGTCAAATTTTGTGTTGCTCTATACTGACGATCGTATAACCGTTTATACTCTTTACATAAATCACATCTACAATGATGATAAGTATACCCAGAACCAGTACCGTGCGGTACTGACCTATTATAGTTTTCATCATTGTTTTTTAATGCATGACAAGTTTTACATAAAACTTGGCATTTAGCTAATTCATTTATTCGCTTTGGATTTGTTTTGGCTAATGACCATACGCTCGCCACGGCGAATCCTTTGGAAGATTTATCTTTGTGATCCACTTCCAAATTTTCTTTAGAACCACACCGTTTGCATGGACCGTTTTCGTTGATCCACTCTTCTCTTCTAGCCTTAATCCAAGCCAATTGGTATTCACGTTTGTCTTCTTTTGAAGCAAAGGGCATAATCACCACCCTATTATAATAAGCGGAAGATAAAGGATTCGAACCTTTGGAGGTTTCCCCCACTGTCTTAGCAGGACAGCCCGATCGTCCACTCTGGCAATCTTCCAGATGCTAGCAGAGCCACGCAACTCTGCTAGCATTTCTCCTCCCCCGGAGAAGAACCGATGACCAGAATCGAACTGGCATACTCTGATTGGAAGTCAGATTCCTTAACCATTAGGAGACATCGGCAGATGTTGGATATAACTTGTGATCGGCGTTTTGTTCTACTTCCCAATTCTGGGTTGGGCGTGCTAAATTACACTAAACTCAACAGTTTCCTGTTTTCTTGGGTTAGATAACCAATCAACTTTCGACCCAACATGTAAAACATAATCCGCACCAGTGCAACATACGTTGGACGATGCGGAAGATTGATTGCCCTTCCAATCATAGCGTCTAGAACGCTTATGGTTCCAAGCCTGTGATCTTCCCCAATATGATTGGAAGGGCATTTGCAGCACACGGGACAATGGTACCATTGTAAGGCGCCCGGTGCAACAGCAATAAAACCATGGTAGTGATGGGCTGACCTAATTTCACCACACTTATAGTTCGTCACGAAGATTATTGAACTATAAGACTACAGCCAGTACCGACCATCGATAGCACCACACCATGGAGCTAGTGCTATGGATATATTAGCGAATATCGGGTTTAACTAGGCGCCGAGCCATCGATGGAGTCGAACCATCTTTCGTCTGATTAACAGTCAGATAACCAATATTCTTTCGACCCATAACGCGCGAACTGTAGGATTCGAACCCACAATAACCGCTTTGGAGACGGTTGTGTTACCATTACACTAAGTTCACTAGAGCAGTGGATATCTGTGATGCACTCACCACTGCGTTGTGCAATGACATACGGCCGTATGCCAACCCGCTAACCATACTTGTTGAGCTTTCGGTTAGTTCGGTCCAGTACCCTCAGAAGGAATTGAACCTTCTACTTCTACGTTCGTAGCGTAGCGCTCTGTCCGATGAGCTATGAGGGTTAAAAGTTTGGATATAAGTTGAAATCGGTGTTTTTATATGCGCTCTGCCACTGAGCTAATATACGGAATTTCACCGTACGATACAGGAGTCGAACCTGTGACCTCATATTCCTGATAACCAATTTCTGTCGACCCAAACCAAAGACTAATTAACAAATGATTGGAACGCAGATATTACGTCGTTGTCGTCACTTACAGCTTCAACAATACGTTTAGCTGCCTTTGCCAATTCTGAATCTGGCGCTGTTTCAATGAGATCCTTTAAATCTATTTGTGAAACATCAACCAGTGGTGTAAAGACTTGATCCATTTTTACCTCATTATAGAAATGTGTCTGGCGCTGTCCCCAATATCACAGCCTCTAGCAACCTACCCCACCAGCTACATTATTTTGATTACGTGTCTCGAACCAACACCACACGCTTGTCAGACCCATACTGGTGCAGGATGTCTGATTTCCACTAAAAAGCTAATGATACAGATATAAAAACGCTATCGGAGTAATCATCCAGTAAGATAACCGACAGCAATCGACCCGCATCATAAAAAGTCTCGTGAATATAGTTAAGAATCGACCGTTTATTCTCACACGCTATGGACATAAACCACTACGTGCTGCCACTGCCATGTGGCGTGCTACTGGAGTAAATCCAGTAACAGGATTCGAACCTGTAATTAGATAATCGATTCAATTCGACTCACGAGTCAAATCCTTGCCAATCTTTAAAATCTGGAAAAGCTTCTTCAATCGTGTATGTCAACCTTGGTCGAGTGGGATTTATTACCCTAGTTTTCGACTTAGGCTTTTTGGCACGATCATTATTGCAATTTATATGCGCAAGTACCATATTATCATCTGATCGTGCTTCTTCTTTTGTACAGAATTGAAGTTCTTTAATGTGCTCACGGGACGCTTCGTCTCTGCGACATGGATTGAAGCAGATTTGACATATCCCGTTATCACGAACAAAGATTCGATTCAATTGCACAGTTTTATCGTTTGAATCTTTTCTATTTCTACGGGCTGTAGCATTCATTGTTTCATAATTAGGCTTTTTACGGCTCACATATTATCACCACCTAGCTTTTTTAGTGCAACTCTTCTTCCATCACCACGGCATGTGAACATGTTGGGCGGCAGATGCTTCATAATGGAACCTTTAGTTGCCATCGTATCAGTGGCGGGAATCGGATTCGAACCGATGACCTCTCGGCTTATGAGGCCGGAATGCTGACCACTGCACTACCCCGCTATGATGGTGGATTGTTGGAAATTGCTTAATAGAGCCAACTTCTCTTCGGATATTATACCGGATATTGGACATCCACCATGCCCTAGTACACTCAGAAGGAATCGAACCTTCAACCCTCGCGGTGTAAACGCGATGCTCTGCCATTGAGCTACGAGTGCAAAGTGCAGCAGAATTTCCGGGGAATGGCGGGGGCCATTTTAATTCTGCTGCACGTCTAGCTGTCCAATTAATAAGTATGTGGGTATCCTTTTTCGCCCCTTAAGCGATACCCGTTCTTAATCTGTGGACTACAATTCGGGAATTGTAATCGGGACTATCCGCGTGGTAGTGGTGAAACTACCACGCTCTAACGCAGCCGCACAAGGGTAAAATTGGACGAAAACCCCTCGGGCGCATTAGGCTTTTGAAAACTATCAAATTTTCAAAGGTCTATTTGGGTGTCAACCCGCTGTCACATCTACGGTACGGGGTCGAGTCACCGCTGTCAAGACTTTATCTGAAAAATCTATTTACGCAGGTCAGAGCCTTGATCAATTGATCAGGTTCGATGTAGACATGTGTACGAACGTGCACATTCAGACAAATGTGCACGAACGTACGCAAATCTAGTTTACTAAAAAGTCCTTACTTTTTTGATCTAACCATAGCCACATAAACCCACCAGTTTGCGGTGTTACTGCAAACGATGACATTCCATCTACGCGCTTATGATCCATCAATCTGGCTATCAGACCAAAAATTTCCGCATTGGTATCAGATATTCGATAAGGAAATTTTGATGAACCAGAAGATATGATATTAGCCATAAAATGCGCCAAGTATCCAAGAAGGATCATCACGATCTGGAATGATTGCTAGTGCCTTAATTGCTTTGTCTAACAGTTGATTGGCTTGATGCAAAATTATTGGTGGGCTAATAAGCTCTGCGCCCCAATCGTTAGCTTCATAAGTCCGTGCTGACAAAATGAGACCAGGGTAGTCATATGAACAATATGTTTCAATTGTTACCCCAATTTTTTGCATAGCTTCTCGGCGTCGAGCCCAGTAGCCAACACTTACTTCCGGATCTACCCATCTTTCAGTAAATCCAACAATTTCTGCCAATAGCAAGTTTTCAATATCATCAACAGTTTGATGCCTATCTTCAAGAATATGCCGTAGCTTACTGGCTGGCTTATACTTGAAATTCCACTTTGAATCTCTATTGCCAAGATTATAGCCATAAGCAAGAATTGATCTAGGACTACTTCCCATTATCATCTACCTTATTCACGTAATCCATTAGGTTTTCATGATCTTCATAACACGTTTTATTCTTACATGGAGTTTCGTGCTTATAAACTGTTACTAGTTTATAACAATCTGGTCGATTCTTTGCATTTGGATGACATAGCCGTTCGTTATTATATCCACGACTAAAACCACCAGCAAAGTTTGAACACTGTCGACCACAGTGATCACATTTTGTCACTTTACAAACTGCATCTGAACCAAAAAGGCTTCTCTTTGGTTTTGGTCTATTGTCAACTAACGGCATTATTTTCCTCTCACACTCTTTTAATTTAAAGCTACTTACGAGGTTTACGAGCGCACCATGGTCGTTTTGCATAACTGAATATTGCGGATACCAATTGAACTTCTATGTCTCCGTTAA